GGACTAATATGAGCTATTTAGGATTTGGAGCAGCAGATCTAATAACTCAAATAGTATTAGAGGAGGGTCTCGAAAACCTCCGTAAAAATCCTCACCATCTTGAATTTATTTTGGGTGTTTATTCAAACATTCCAAGCATTAAAAAAAAGGTCGGCCCAGAATATATCTCTAACGCTATTCAGTTTATTTTAAATAGCAAAATATGGATCAAGCCATATTATGTTCCAGATCAAGATCAATATCCTCGAATCGACATAGCAGCTTCATATGCCGAAAGCAATACTTATTTCGGAGACTACGCAGGAAAGCCCTCTGATCCAGGATTGCTCGGACAATTCACTATAGCTCCAGAAGTATACGCTGCTTTTGATATTTTAAAAATTTCTAAAGATAATGTAGAAGTGTCAGAGAAATTATCGCTACAAGACAAGATCCCTACCGGCATGACCATTCGCAACGGAAGCAAATGCGCTAAAGTTGTTGGTTGGGTTGTTGCTAATGGTAAAAATACCAAAATATTACTAGACACAGACTTGAGCGGCTCCCCTATGAAGGGCTGGAAGGCTATGTCTCTTGAAAAGAAAAAGACGGCAAATATTAATGCCAGTCACGATCAAGTTACCATCCAGTGTAAATTAACCACTTCTGGCGACCCAGACTTGCACAGGATACTTGGACAGGTAGTTAGATATTGCCTCAAAAAGGGGCGCAAGAGAATGGATGATTTAGGTATCCAAAATATTTCAATGCAACAAACCCCTCCAGTAATTCAAGGGTCTGATGCTCTTGAATTTATTGGTGAAACCGTATTTACTGTAACTGGCACCATGCTAGACGCTTGGATAGGCGAAGAGGCAGATCAAGTTGATAATATGGATATGGACGTTTTTGCAATATCGGAGGCGGAGGGTAATAGTCCAGTCCCTCTCGAATAGTGTGAAGTTTTTTATAGATGAAATAGAAGTAGAACTAATAGATTGCTTTGACGATGAGTGTTTGGTACAATCAATATTATCTGGAGAGATATATTTAATTAATATATCCCAGATTACTCCTCAAGTAATAGAAGAGGAGCCTACTGAAAAAAGTAATATTATTTCAATGAAGGGATGGAAATTATGGCCAAATCTAAGAAAAAAAAGGGAGCAGATACCTCAGTTGCAGAGGAAGCCTCTTCCCAAGCCCAAGATAGTCAAGTAGGGGTAAAACCTTCTCCAGCGGCTACAGAAGCTCCGGCCACTTTTCAGCCCGTAGTTTCTATGAAAGAGCCAGTAGCTCGCCTTGCGCTAAAAGATGCAGCAGCGCGTTATATTCTTGGATATAAAGACCACCACTGGGCAGGTATCCGCAAGCATGCTGATCATTTGGGTTTCGGTGAAGATGGCACGGTGTCGGAATGTAAAGAAGTATTCCGCAGCTATGGCGCTAAAATCCGAGAATAATTAAAAAATTAACCATAGGGTTTAATATGGATAAGGCTTTGCTTGAGCGTCAAAACGCAGAGATTAAATCTGTGTGCGACGAGATTGCTCTTTTTTTGTCAAGAAAAAACACTTCCTATGAAGGATCGGCCTTTAGGGATATTGCTTATGGCGGGAAAATAATCCTGGCCGAAGACGCTATTGACTGTAGGATAAACGATAAAATTAAAAGACTTCAAAGTTCCGATCCATCGTTTGATGGGGAAGATTCAGAAAAAGACCTGCTAGGTTACTTGATTGTAAAGCTGGCGCTGAAAAGATTGAGAATATCGGAAAAATAATAATATTTCTATTGAGTTATATCAAATAGAAAGTAGACTTTCCACTTACCCGATGATAAAATGATTTCAAGTAAGATCTGGAGTGTTAATGGGAAAGTCCCATAAAAATTCTGAAGATAGTAAGGCATATCGAGAGCTTCAAAAAGAAAACAGAAGACTTCGAGCAGAAAATAAAATGCTAAGAAGGAAAATTATCGAAGCCGAAAGATCTAAAGAAGCTTATGAGGACGACCTGGAAGAAAAACAATCCGCAGAGTATTCACAAAAAGAAAATAATAAAAAAGCTAGATGTCCGAGTTGCAGAGAAGAAGAGAAAATATCAGTAATGATATTAAGAGGTAAGCAGTATTATAGTTGTCAGTGTGGAAGTAAGGGTTGGTTAAATGGTAGGCCAAGATAGGGAGAAGTTGTGAGCGTTTTTCAGAATACTTTGCAGGAATTTGTCTATTTAAGAACATATGCAAGATGGAGAGACGATCTAGGGCGGAGAGAGTCTTGGCCTGAAACAGTAGATCGCGTTGTCGATTTTTTTAAACAAGAAAGGCCAAATATCCCTCAGGACGTTTTGGCCGATATTCGTGAGGCGGTCTATACATTACAAGTCCTGCCTTCTATGCGTCTTGTTTGGGCGGCAGGTGAAGCAGCTAAAAGGTGCAATGTTTCTATTTTTAATTGCTCATTTGTAGCAATCGACTCCCCTCTGGCCTTCCCTGAAATGCTTTACATTCTCATGCAAGGAACAGGAGCAGGATTCTCTGTTGAGTCTAAGTATATAGATCAATTGCCGGTTATCCCAAAAATAACAAATCACGATCTTTGTTTCTCTGTCCCAGACTCTAAGGAAGGATGGGCAGATTCCGTTAAAACCCAGTTGGAATATTTATATTCTGGGGCATCTATTACTATGAATTATGACGCTCTTCGTCCTAGAGGGGCTAGACTTAAAATTATGGGAGGTCGCTCTTCGGGGCCGGAGCCATTAATTGCTCTTCATCAGTTTATTGATACTACCTTTAAGGCGGCTCAGGGCAGAAAATTAACCTCACTAGAAGCCCACGACATTTGCTGTAAAATTGCGGAAATTGTTGTAAGTGGAGGGGTAAGAAGGTCTAGTTTAATTTCTTTATCAGATCTGGACTCTAAGGAGCTTCAGTCTGCAAAGAATTGGCCTTTCCCGCTTCATAGGTATATGTCTAATAATTCTGCCGTATACCATGAGAAGCCTTCTTCAGTTGATTTCCTTAGGGAGTGGACCAACCTAGCGGAATCCGGCTCTGGCGAGAGGGGTATTTTTAATCTAGGTGCGGCTAAGGCAAGCGTTTCATTAGGTAGAGATCCAGAGCAAATAGCTGGTGTTAATCCTTGTGGCGAAATTATGCTGAGGAGCAAAGAGTTCTGTAACCTCTCTACGGTTCTTGTAAAGCCAGACGATGATCAAGAAAAATTAATTAAAAAAGCTAGACTTGCTTCTTGGATCGGCACTATCCAAGCTTCTTTTACCGATTTTAAATATTTAAGAAAAGAATGGAAAGAGAATTGCGATGAAGAGGCTTTACTTGGAGTTAGTATTTCCGGCCAAATGGATAATCCAGAATTATTAACGGCAGATCTTCTTCAAGCAATGAAGCGAGAAGCTATAAAAACAAATATTGAAGCCGCTAAAATTCTTGGAATTAATCCCTCAAAATCAATAACTTGTGGAAAGCCAGAAGGGACTTCATCTCAATTGGCATTCTCTGGCTCTGGGTGTCACCCCTGGTATGCTAGGCACTATATCCGCAGAGTTAGGATTTCGTCTACAGATCCTCTTTTCCATTTAATGAGAGATTCTGGGGTGAAGTGTACTCCAGAGGTAGGCCAGACAGAGACTAATGCAACAACCTGGGTTATTGACTTTCCATGTAAAGCCCCCGATACGGCAGTTGTCAGGGATACTGTTTCTGCCATGGATCAGTTGAAATGGTATAGGCACATTCAAACTAATTGGTGTACTCATAACCAGTCTATCACTGTTTATGTTAAAGATAGCGAATGGTTAGAGGTAGGGAACTGGGTTTATAATAATTGGGATATTATTAATGGAGTTTCTTTCTTGCCGTATGATGGCGGTAAATATCAGCTTGCTCCTTATGAAGAGATCTCAGAAGACCAGTACAATAGGCTTATTCGAGACATGCCAAAGGTAGATTTTTCTGCCTTATCTCTTTATGAGCAGTCTGATTTAACCGAAGGTGCCAAGTCTCTGGCTTGCGTATCGGGCGCTTGTGACATCACTTAAGTATTACCTTAAAAGTTATCTGGTAAAATTACATAAGTCCTTTAGTTGGGACTTGTGTTAAAATGCAGAATGTGAGACATTCCTTAATAGGAGACTAATTCAATGGCTCTAAGTGCAAGCGTAAAAACTCTTTTAAACAAATTTTCGGAATCACAACCGGCTCTTAACCTTCCAGGTGAGCCAGCCGCTACCAGCGGTATCAAGCTAGGCGATTTGATTGCTGAAGCAATTGATGATTCATACACCCCAGCAACCCCAGCTAACTGGGCTGGAACTGCACCTGCGACCGATAAGCAAGCTTTGGATCGGTTGGCGGCAGTTGTTGCGGTCCTAAATGCAGGACCAATCCCGTAAGTAGTAAGACAGTAGTCTTGTGCTAGAATAATAATGGTACGAAATTAATAGGAGTATTCTAAATGTCGTCACCTCGCGTTCAAAAAATTTACAGTGGTTTAGCAGAACAACTTCACCGTCAAGGCTATAAGGCAGCAATGTCTAAAGACGGACAAACCGCAGCTATTAAGTGGCAAGGCCGTGAAGCAACTGGTAAAGATGCTTGCGTAATTGACCTTACTTCCGCTACTTGGGCAACTGGCAACCTTCGTGCAGTTCTTGTGGCTAAACCAGCTACGGACTCAAACGACACGGCTGCTATGAAGACTCAAAGCCATGCTGCTGGTCACACACTAGATGGTTCTGTTTCATTTACGCTTCATATGGAAGCGGTAGCGCTAACGAACGCTGGTCAAGCAAGCGCTCACGCTAAATTCCAACGTGAACTTCTTCACATCCTTCGTGGTCAACTTGGCGCTCCAGTTTCGTTGCAGTTAACGAACAACGGAACAGAGCCTACTGTTAACGGTGCGAACGGTGCAGTGGCTACTGCTGCTACTACCGATGCCGGTGACTACATGCCATACGGTCTAGCTGTAGCTGGCGGTGTGTAATAATCCTACTTACTACGGAGACTGACTATGACTATGTTTAAAGATGGAAAAGAAGCTCGTACTGCTATCGCTAAGACCATGAGCGAAGTGCAAGCTCTTCTTAAGAGCTGGGACGGCCTCGCTAAGGCTGAGCCAGAAGAAGAAGCAGCTCCAGAAGCCGCAGCTCCAGAAGCAGAAGGCCAAGAAGCTCCAGAAGCCGAAGGCGCAGAAGCCCCAGAAAGCGACGAACTGGCTGAACAAGCTGAAGCAGAAGGCCAAGAAGCTCCAGAAGCCGAAGGCGCAGAAGGCGCTGAAGGTCAAGGAAGTGAAGAAGATGAGATGGCTCAACATGCCGCTGAATTAAGCGACGAGCAGCTCGAATCAATGATCGCTGTTCTTCAGGCTGAAGTTGAAAAACGTCATGCTGCTCAAGGCGCAGAAGCTCCAGAAGCCGAAGGCGCAGAAGCTCCAGAAGAGTCTCTCGAAAAAGAAGGCGGCTTTCTGAATGACCTCGACCCAGCTAAAACCGATGCTTTTACAAAAGGTTTTATGGGTAAAACGGATGGCGGCCCTCAATTAGACCCTCAAAAAGTTGCAGACTTTCAAAAGGGTTTTATGGGCAAGTCCGCTGAAGCTGAAATGAAGAAAATGGTTAAGTCGATGAAGTCTGAAATTGAAGGTCTTCGTAAAACTGTTGAAGATCTACGCAAGAGCCGTTCGCTTCCAGCTCAACGGGCAGCAATTGCCGGATCGGTAAGCGCAAAACAAAAAACTACGCAAACCGCTACTGCTCGGACTCTTTCAAAGTCGGAAACGATTGACTTTCTTCTTGGCGAAATGCGCGGTGGAAACCGCAATGTAACTAGCGACTTGGTTGCTGTTACTAACGCAGTTCGGGATGATCGTGAGCTTGCAGAAGCTCATAGCCGAATCTCTTCGGCTGGCATCAAGGTTCCTACTAAGTAATTCTGTTATTATTCTTAATGCAAGGCGAGTGCCATATGGTTCTCGCCTTGTTTATTTCTAGCAAAAAAACTCGCCATATGATAAAATCATTAACTGAAGACTCTACCTGGAGACTAATTAAATGGCCGACAACAAAGACACTAAAGACACTCCAATCCCAGCTAATGCTCCACGCCTTGGAGATAAAATTAAGAAAATGTTTGGTCTTGTCCTTCATCACTACACTGAGAAGGGCGAAGAAAATAAAGCTGTCGAAACTATAGAAGCACACAAAGATGGTAAGGTTGTAGGTAGATATGTTAAGCATGATGGAAAGGTTGTGGAAGCACAGGCTAACCACGATGCACAACAAAGCGGTCATCATGATGATATTGCTGCTCATTTGGGCCAGGACAAGGAAGATATTCAAAAGACCGCTCCGACAGAAGCAGCTCATAAGGCTGCCGAGAAAGCCGACAAGAAAGACTCAAAGAAAGAGTCTAGGCCGAAAGAGACTCATGAAGCAGATAAGGCAAAGCCTTCTGCCGGAGATAGCAAGGAAGTTAAAACCAAAGCACCTTCGACTTCATCTAGCAAGCCAGATAATTCTATGAGCAAGATGGCTTCAATGGAGTCTGCTGAAACTCAGGGCGGCCCTGATCTTTCTAAGTCATATGAAATTAAGGCTGAGCCTGGGAAGCTGGTCTATACAAAGAAGACGGCTGACGATAAAAAAGAAAAGAAGGAAGAAAAGAAACCCGCTCCTGCGGCAGCGGGAGGCGGCTCAGATATTCCAGGTCTTCCCCCAGTAAAATTGCTTTATGATCAAGTAGATGTTAAGCCTTCTAAAGAGAAGGAGCCTGCTAAGCCAACTCCGCCTTGGAAAAAAGATTGGGAAGCCAAATCCGCTGCCGACCGTATGAAGTTTATGAGTAAGTTAGCTGCTGATCGTGAGCGGATTGGTAAGGGAACTACTACTAAGGGCAAGGTAGATCTGACCACTGGAAAGAAAAAACCCTTAAGTAAAAGCGACACTGTTGATTCTCTTTTGAGCGCGACACTTGGCCACGCCAACGGCCCATTCTTCAGTCAAGAAGCTCATGATTCTGACGCTAAGCTTGAGTCGATCTTGGAAAATAAACTCAAATCACACTTTGCCGGTAAAACTCTTACTAAGAGCGATGGCCCAGAAGAAGAAATGGCCAAGAGACGGCTAGAGCATTCTGTTGCTAAAAAACTTCGTGATTTAGGTGAGTTAAGCCTGAAGACGACTAAGGGCGGTAAACTAGGAAACAAACCTTCTTATAATATTCTTACTGCAATGGAGTCTAACGCTAAAACAGCAAAGAACTCCGCTCATGAGGGATTTCTTTCTGCAATTCTTCATTTGGCTCCAGCTACCTTGGCCGGAGTAGGAAATACTTGTGTCGCAGCTACCGAAGGATGCCGCGATGCCTGTCTTAATACTGCTGGCCGTGGTGGTATGTTTAAGGCCGGTGAAGATATTAACGCTATTCAAAAAGCAAGGATTCGCAAAACTCAAATGCTCGCTAATAATCCTGGCGAATTTATGAACCAGTTAATTGGAGACATTGAGAAAATTAAAAAATATGCAAAAGCTTCAGGTAAAAAACCTGTAGTGAGACTAAACGGAACTTCAGATATTGCCTGGGAAGATCTGAAGCTGCCTCATTATGGCGGTAAAAATATTTTTGAAGCGCATCCAGATGTTCAGTTTTATGACTACACTAAGCGCCCAGATCGTGTATTAAAAAATAAGCACGAAAACTACCATATTACATTTTCTAATTCCGGTAAAAACGAAACTATGTCTAAGCGCCTTTTAGATGCTGGCCATAATGTTGCCGTGGTTTTTGGTGGGGACAGTCTCCCTAAAACCTGGAATGGTAAGCCGGTTATTAGCGGTGATGAACACGATCTTCGCTTCTTGGATGCGAAAGGCGGCCATGTTGTAGGTCTTAAGGCTAAGGGCGAAGCAAAGGCTGATAAGTCTGGGTTTGTAGTATGGAACCATGAGGGCAATACTAAAAATATTGCGCCTAAAGATAAAAGTGCCTCTAAGCGTAAAATGGTAGAGGAAAGTGTGTCTAAAGATATAAAAAAGTCTACCGTTAGCTTGCTTAAAAGCTTAGCAACTTTAAGTAAATCTGGAGATGCAGTTGAAGAGCTAAGTAAGGCAGTTGTTGATTTAAAGACTGGCAAGAAAATTAATGCTACAAAAAAGCGCGTAGAAGCTCAGGGGCAGGTTCCAGAAGAAGGTAGACTTCAAAGCAAGAAAGCTCCTAAGCCTTCTAATAAGAAGGGTGCGCCAAAAATAGATCGCTCTAAGATGACAAGGGATCAAAAAATTAAAGCTTCCTTGGATCAGCAAGCCAAGGCCGGAAGCCCCTACGCAAATAAAAGAGACGATAATTCAGCCGGTCCAGCAAATAATTCTCCTAAGTTTCCCAAGTCTTCTATAGATAAGGCAGCTCACCTGAAGAGAGTTAAAGATTCATTGCCCGGAAGCGATGAGCATTATGTGTTGGCCAGAAAACAGAATACCCACCCCGCTGCTTTGCACTTATTGGCTGAACTTAATTCTCCTAGTTCAAAGGTAGTAAAAGCTCTTTTAGATAATCCTACTACTGGATCGGATACCTTAGACTATATTAAATCCAAGGTGGGCAAAGACTGGGACGCTAATGTAGCATTAGCAAATCACCCAAAAGCTTCTCCAAAGCTTTTTAGGACTCTATTTGAAGAGTTTGTAAGAAACGGAGAAAGCCCAAGGATTTCCTCTGGCTTAGCACATCACCCATCTCTTCCAGATGACGTTGCTCATGAGATGATCGACATTACAAAGCCTGATTCTATTACACACCACGCTCTTATTACTAATCCGTCTACTTCTAAGGGAGCATTGGCAAAGTTGCATGCTAAGAACAAGTGGCATGGTCATATGAAATTATTAATTGATAATTATATGAGAAAGAGAGGGTTTTCACAAAAAGATATTGATTTTGTGAAAAAGTCTTCTTTGTTGAAAATTATTAAAGGCATGAAAAAGAGCGAAGAAGGCGAAATTGAGCCTTTAGAAAAAGAAGTTGTCGATCTAAAGACTGGCAAGAAAATTAATGCCACAAAGAAGAGAGTAAATGCACAGGCTCCGGCTCCAGAGAACTCTATTTGGGCTAAAGCTAAGGCGCAAAAAGCTAAAGCTGCTCCCCAGCCATCTAAGCCTGCTAAGTCAGCTCCAGCCGCGACTGATAGAAAGAATATGACTAGGGATGAAAAAATTAAAGCCGCCCTAGCTCAACAAGCCGCTGCTGGCAGCCCTTATGCTGAGGAGAGGGCCGGGGTCGGAGCTTCTGGAACAAAAAATAGCGCTGTTAAGCCTAGTTTTTCGGATAAAGCTAAAGAGTCATCTGACAAGTCCCATGCGGCTAGAATGGAGAGGATTAAAAATAGCTTAAACCGTATATCTGAAAAAATGGCAGATATTAAATCTTTTAATAAAAAAGAACCATCTAAGCCACTGAAGAAAGAGGAACTTAAAAAGGAAGACCGTTCGGCAGCAGTGGCATCTTCTATGACGAATGCTTTTGGAACTCCCCCACCTCCTCCACCTCCCCCAGCCGCAGAAAATTCATCGACTCCCAAAGCAGGATCACTAGCAGAAAATATTTCTGCTGGGTTTAAAGGTATGATGGGAAAATCGGACTGCAAAGGTCTTATTCAGTCTCATTTAAAGCTCGCTAAAGAGTGCCACGAGAAGATGGAAAAGTCTTCTGGCAAAGAGGCTGACAAATGGAGAAGTCTGCGCGACCACCATGTAACTGAAGGCGAAAAATTAATTAAGGCACAATACGCTAAAACTGAGCCGGTAGAAGATCGGGTTCGTCAGAGGAAAGAAGCTAAGGCCGAGGAAAAGAATAAGAAAATTATCGCTCGCCAAATTAAGAAAGATGCTATAGAAGTATCTAAGACTAAAACCGGAGCTTCCCCAGGAAAAGGGATTGCTTCGGAGTCACCTAAGAAAACTCTTAGGGAGCCGAATAAGGTTAAGGCTGGTGAACAAGTAAACCCAAGGAAAGACTAATGGAATTTGAAATTATCCCAATCGACATGATTAGTTCCCCAAACGTCTATGTTCCTTTACAGGACAAGCAATGGACGGTATTGGGCGGTAACAAGAAAACTCTTTATGGTATTCTTACGGTGAAGGATACTCTTGGTCAGCGCAGGTATTTGCCTGCCGCTGGAGCTGTTCTTAAAGTTATATTCCAAAGGGCAGATACTCAGGCTACGCCAACTCAGGCTGCACCTCAAACTATTACGAAGACGGCTATGTGCCCTGTCCCGGCTGACGGAAGCTTATTTAAAATTGACTTGACGGCAGGTGAAGTTGATTTGGCTACCAGCGGAACGGTAAGGTTTGAGCTGGCCGAATCTGGAGATACTAAGGTTTGGCTCCAAAACTGGGCGCTCAATAAAAAACAAACATCTCAAGGATTCTAATATGTCTAAGCCCCTATATGGCTCCGTTTATAATACCTATCCAGTGTTTTCCGCTGATGATGGGTTTGAGCCGTCTACTAAAAGACTTTCCGGGGTTCCACAACCAAGAGATGTGTTTGAGTATGCTCTTATGGGACTGCCTAAGGTTTTCCCATTGACTAACGAGCCAATTACTCCTGAACATGTAAGACCTTTCCTTGAGTCAGCTATTGTAGAGATCGAAATGTCTCTGGGTTTTAATATTACTCCTGTCCAGCATTGGCAGTCTTTTGATTATATTGATGGGATGTTTGAGGCTAATTTCCATGGACTTAAATTGGAAAGATGGCCAGCCACCAAGGTTGTATCTGTTCAATTAAAATTCCCTCATACTCAAGTTACTAACCCATACCAGACCTATACAATCCCCTCTGGCTGGGTTTCCTTAAGAAGAAACAGAATTAATGTTATCGCAGCATATGGCGCTGTATCTGTTCAGACAGACTCTACAAATGTAGTTAGCGCAGGCGGTATTTTTAGCTACATCACCGGCTTTGCTCGTGGGGCATATCAGCCAGCCGTCATTGAAGTTAGCTATGCCGCAGGATTTGAGAATGATAGAGTTCCTACGGTAGTGTCGGATCTTATTAAGACTTGGGCGGCTTGGCGCTTTTTAACCGACATTCTCCCTATTATGTTCCCTTATAGCTCTGTCAGTACGGGCATAGACTCGGTAAGTCAAAGCGCTTCTATTATTACTCCACAGCTTCTCTCCACTAGGGCACAGGAACTAGAGAAGAAAAAAGAGCAATTATCTACAGCACTTACCAAGGTATTTGGCCGAACCATTAAAATGACGACTATAGGCTCATAATTTTTTGACAATAATTAGCCTATAGGCTATATTGTCATTGGAGGTCATTATGACTCTTGAGCAAGTTGAAATATTATTTGACAAAGTTAAGCACGAAGTATCTCGTGAGGCGTTTGACTATTGGATGTCCGTATCGAATGAAAACTTTTATGCTCTACCTCCCGCGCTGGCTGACTTCAATCTGGTTTTAAATCTTTTGGAGTCTGGCCTGAAGATTCAGGATTTGCCGGAATTTTTTTAAAATTATCTACTCCGTATTTTTCTAGCATTGTATTCTTATGCTTCCTGATAGCTATTTCTTTGTTTTCCTTATTCCCCCAGAACTTCTTAACTCCATAGTCTCTTCTACGGTCAGAGCATTCTTTACATAGCCAAGAATACCAGCGAGACTTAAACTTCCTAAGAAGAGATTCAAACTGCCGCTCATCTGTAGTGAAGTTACAGCCAGAGCATATTACTTTAATTACATCTTTTGAGTGTATTGCTCTTGGGGTTGTATCTTTTAGATTGAGGGCTTGCAATATTTCTTTTGTATAAAAACTTGTTTTTTTCGGCATAAATCCTCCGACTGTTACTGAATATTATAACAGACTGTTACTGAATATTATTTAAAGTTGTCTTGTCAAGGAAATTTTATGCCTTGACATGCTACAATAATCCATAGCGCATATCGCGCCATTTTTAATGAAATCTTTATTAGGAGAAATATCGTGGGATTTCAAGCAATTGACCAAGCACAACTAAAGCAAGTAAGCGAGAAGCTAGACCGCCTTGCTAAGTCGTTCAGCGCTGGCTACCAAGGCATTCAAAATGCTGGTCGCACCGGCCTTTCGGCTTTAGCAGCAGAGCAACTAGATCCTGTCCTCCGTTCGATCACGATGGAAGACAAAGATTTCATGTTGACCAAAGACATCCCTACGCTGAAAGCAACCCAAACTGTTTATCAGTACAATGTTAAAACTGCTGTTCGTAGCGGTGTTGACTTGGCTGGTTGGGAAGCATTCCTTCCTCAAGAAGATGCAAGCCAATATATGCGCGTTGCTGAAGTTCTGAAAGTCTACGGTATTCGTAAGTCGATTACTCAAATGGCTCAATTCGTGAACGAAGCTGGCGGATATAGCCTTGACATCGAAAAAGAAAACGACATCAACGCTGCTGTAGCAATGGCTGAGCAACTTGAGCGTGACCTTTATGTTGGTGGCGACTACTTCATGGACTCGACTGGTGAAATCGACGGCACGACTGCTGCTAACCCAAATGGCCCAGTTCGTAACATCCGTGGTATCCAAGCTAACATCCGTGAAGGCGACCAAAGCCAGCGCGGTATCCCTGGTGACTACATCGGATACGGCAACAACCGTTCTGTTGTTAGCGACCGTAAGGGTGCAGTTCTTGACCGTCCTTTCCTTGACAAAATCGTTACCGCAGTTCGTGATAGCCGTGGAGCTGTTAAAGAAGCTCACTGTACGACCAGCCAATTGGCTGAGTTCCGTGCTACGTTCTTCCCGTTCGAGCGTGGAGATCTTGGCGCACTGTACGCTATCCGTGGCGCTGGCGTAACGAACGACGAGCAAATGAGCTTGCCGATCCAAACTGTTGGTGGCGTTATCGACTTCGTTCCTACTGTTTTCAAATACCTCCGTCAAAAGCCAATCGCTGTTACTGGTTCAGTTGGAACCGCTCCGGCTACTCCTGCTGTTGCAGCAGCTAAGACTGGTTCTTCGATTGGAACCGCTGCTAAAGCTGGCGACGTTGCTGTTTACCGTGTTCAAGCTGTAAACATCTCTGGTATTTCCCAAGGTTCTGCACCACAAACCATCACGATGACTGCTGGTGACGAAGGCAAAGGCGTAGACCTTACCATCACCAACGTCCCTGGCGTTGAGCATTACCTGATCTTCAAAACCCCAGTTGAAGCAAGCGGTGCTGCTGGAACAGAAATGTTCTGCGGTAAAGCAATCGCTTCCCGTGGCGCTTCTACTGTATGGCGCGACGCTGGTAAAGTTGTTCCTGGTCTTGATAGCGTTCTTTTCATGCCTAAAGATAAGAACCGGGCTAAACTTGCTACCCTTGGTAACTTGCTGAACAAGCTTGACCTTGGCGTTCGTGGCTTGGCTTTCGAGACCGTGTACGCAAGCTATGTTGGCTGCGTTGTAGATCGTCCGCGTAGTTTTGCTTTGGCAGATAACGTGTTCCAACAACGTGAAGGTCTGTAAGATCTGATTTAAATCAGTAAGTTAAGGCTCGCTTCGGCGGGCCTTTTCTTTTTATTTTTTCGCTTTACTTTTCCTATGAAACGTCCGATAATGGATGCGGAAAGAGGGAGGGTAAAGTTATGCCAACTAGATCAAGAGAACTTCTCGAAACTATGATGGCTATAGATATAAATACAAGGCAAATTGAGCAAAAAGAATTAGTGGTGTTTAAGTGCCACAGTTGCAGCAATAGCCGTGGAGTTAAATGGGATCAGGCCAATCGCTCATTTAAAGAGAAAGGGTGGGCGTATCAGTGTCCTGAATGTCTCAAGAAAAAAATCGGAGATGCAAAAGCCGTCATCTATGATGAGCAGATACTTAAAGCCCACAACCTTATTGATACAACCTCCAGGTCTATTAAGGCTCATGAGCATGTATCTATAAAATGCCATGGATGTGACACTGTAGGTTCACCGGCATGGACAGATGCCCAAAAATCACTTCAAAGGTATGGACATGCGTATCAATGCCCACAGTGTCTTAAAAAGAAATACGCCAAACGAAAAGAAGGCGGACTCTGGCTGGATAGAGTCAGGGCAGCAGCGCAATCACCGGAACATAAACAAAGAGCTAGGGAAAATTCCATTAAATACGCTAAGAAGTATTTTGAAGCCGATATTTTAAAAGTTATCAAAGACTCTGGCATCTCATCATATAGCGGAGATCTAAGCAGCCCGTCCAATGTTATACAAGTATCATGGGAGGACGGAGTTTCTCGAAGTATAAGAATCAGAAGGTTCATGATAGACGGGGCTATAGCTAGACCTAAAATTAATAATGACAACCCTAACCATTTAAAGTTTTTAGAAAAATTAAAAACAATAGGTCTTGAAATCGAAGAGCTGGAAAACGGCAAAGCTAGGCTGACTTATAGAGGTCAGTCTTGGACTCAAAAATGGAAAAGCGCATTAAGCTCCTCTATCGTAAGAAGAATGAAAAATATAGACATTGGAGTTGGTATTAAGAATTTGTTAGATAGTGGAATTTCCTTAAATAAGGCATGCAAGGCGATGGGAGTTCCAAATTTAAGATATTACAGAAATATAAAAAATGGCATAGGCGTTATGGAAACTGCCATATCTACCAAGTCTTTTGAACAATTAATCCAGATAGAAGGTGCTATATATAACAAGGCTCTAAGTGGGGTTAATTATAGACCAGATATTAGACTGGAAGAGAGAAAATTAATAATAGAAACAGATGGCATGAGATACCACTCAGAAGAAAAGAAAAGCAAAGATTATCATTTTAAAAAATGGGAAGCCTTTAACAATCTTGGCTACAACCTCCTCGCATTCTCTGAATTTGAGGTCAAGGAAAAGAGGGAAATTGTTGATTCTATGATTAATAATAAGCTTGGTAAGTCTAAAATAGTAAGAGCAAGAAAGTGTGAAATTAAAGAAGTGGACAATACTGAATCTAATGCCTTTTTTGACAATAATCATCTAAGGGGAAGAGGCAAGGGTAAGACTTTTGGACTATATAGCAATGGAAAACTGGTATGCGCCATAAGGTTTTATGAAGAGAGCGGTGTTATCCATATAAGCAGGTTTGCCTCTCTGGTAGGCCATTCTGTAACTGGTGGATATTCTAAGCTTTTAAAGCTATTGCCAAAAGACAAAGATATAATTAACTTTGTTGACAGGAGACATGGAAGTGGAAAACACCTTTTAGCTATGGGATTTATCAAAACAAGTGAACATATTGGGTTTGAATGGACTGACGGATATTTCCACTGGAACAGAAGAAAATATCTTGGAAATAGTGGCTATGATATAGGTCTTAAAAAGTTTTGGGATTACGGACAAATAAAATACGTTAGACCGAAAATTGAAAATATACCCGCTCCTTGATGGGAAAATAAAGACTGTATGTATATAAAATTAATTACTTACCAGACCCTTCCCCGCCAAAACTATCCAAAGAATATAAAACAGGTTTTCATGTTAAAATAACCTTGGACTGTTCTATAGGAGTATCCAATGGTTCTTCCCTTTATCATCAATGGTGCCAGGGCCGTAATCCCAGGCGTGTACGACAAATTCCGGGTAGAAGATAGCCTTCCCGCTGTTGCGCCAGCCGGTCGGAATGTAGTAGTATTAGGCGAATCTTCAGAAGGTATCCCAGGCAAAGACCTGGATCTTCAGTTGAATTACTTTACTGACTATCAATCGGTTCAAGATTTTTACAAAAGCGGCCCAATTGTAGATGCCGCTCGCCAACTTTTTACTAACCAACCTTCTCCTGCTTTTGGTGGAAGCATTCAACGTCTTTATGTCTACAAGACAAATAGCACGACTCGCGCAAGCAAAGAAATCGCTTCTCCTGCTGGCTACGGCTCAATCGTGGCAGCTCGTTATGGCGAAGCTGGAAACCAAATTAAATCACAAATCAAAACAGCTACTTCTGAGTCTAAACCAGAAGTCACCTTCAATCACCTCCCTTCTCCTGCTGCAACTTCTTTTAAAGTTTCGGTAGATGGAGTTCTTTCTGCTGCTCTTAACTTGGCGGCCAATGGAACCCCTGCTCAACTCGTGGCAGCTCTTAATGGCGTTACTGGACTGTTGGCTACTGGTGGAGCTGCAAAAACCTCAATCTCTGGCGGCACGATGGATATAGCTCTTTCGGCTGCTAACGGCTCACTGACCCTAACTAAGTCTGGTGGAGCTGGTGTATGGGGAACAATTGCCGCTGGCGACACCCTTACTATCGCTGCTGGTTCTGCTCTCGCTGGCGCATCAGATGAAAACGCTGGTGCATATATTGTTACCAGCGCTACAACTACTGTTCTTGTTGCTCGTAGGCTTGTTGCCCATAGCGCAGTTGCTCCAGTTAACGCTCAAGCTTTTGATATTTCTCCAGTTGTAGGAGCTACTGGTGGCGACATCGTAGCTTGGTCGCCTGTTACTGTTGAAGTAACGGCTACTACAGTTAACGGCTCTGCTGCTACTCTCGAAATCGCTGAGGCTGCCGGTGGCGTTGCAGGTGCAGCTAGTCTTCACCAAGAAGGCGCTTTGGCTGACATTCTAAGCCAATCTGCTGCAACTTCTGGCTCAGTATCAGCTACGGTTGTCGCTGCTTCTACATTGAAAATCAGCATTTCTTCTGCTTCTTGGACTCGTATCCCTAAAGTCGGTGACGTTGTTCGCATTGAAGAGTCTAGCTCTCTCAAAGGCGCTACGCTCAAGAACGTGGGAAGCCATGTAGTAACACAGTCTTCTGCTCAGCAAATTACTCTTGTTAGCGCTAACGGCCTCGCTGTAGAAGCAGTTACCTCTACTCAAATCGGTGGAAATACTGCGGTTGTTAAATTGCAGCCAGGATTTGTTTCTACGACTGTTTCAAGCCGTCGAATCGACAGCTCGGCAGAGCGTCAAGTTCAGATTCTTGCTTCCCGTTCTACAGACGGTGCTTCTTTCCCAGCAGATAAAGTTGGTGGAGCAGTTGGCCTTGAGCTTTCATGGAATGATGGCGTTGCAACGGCAGCTAAAGTCTCGATTGACCAAAACAATAAAATGACAATCGACCTGACTGGCGGAACCGACATTACTGTTAACCTTAAGAAGTATTCTACCCTTCAAGAGCTTGCAGACTTCCTCAATACAATCCCTGGTTGTTCCGCTCGTATCCCTGATGGTCGTTTGAAGTCTGTTAGTCCTAAAGATCTCGATAAGGTAACTGAAGTCAGCATCATGAGCGTTCATTCTGCTCCTGCCTATAACGGTCGGATCAAGACTGACTATGCAAGCTTCAAGGCTCTTCTCGACAACAACTTCGGCCTATTAGCTCTTGCTGAAGGCACGATGCTCCTTAAGTGTGGCTTGCCAGATGAAGAAGCTTCCGCATCTTTCCTTTCTGGTGCAGAAGTCGGCAGTTCAAATGACGCAGAGTTCCAAGCTGGTCTTGACGCTGCTCTTAAAGTTAGCGCACGAGTTATCTGTCCTCTAGTTAGCCGCGATGCCCGTTTCGACATTGAAGATGGCCTAACTGATGAAAATTCAAGCTACACGATTGACTCCGTTAACGCTGCTGTCAAGGCACACGTTGCTACCGCAAGCTCTACCTTGAATCGTCGTGAGCGGTTTGGCGCAATCAGCGTTCACTGTTCTTTTGAAGATGCTATCCAGAAGGCAACTGAACAGTCCTATGAGCGTACTCAAATGACTTTCCAAATGGTTCGCGCAACGGACGCTTCTGGAAGCCTCACTTGGTTTGCTCCTTGGATGGGCGCAGTAGCTTTGACTGCTGGCCGCGTTCAGGCTTCTGCTTCTACCCCTATGCTTCGCAAGCCATTCAACTTGAATGCAGTTAAGCATATTGGTGAGAAGTCGCTTCTTGACGATACGCTAACCCTTGATTTTGACCCAGAAGATTCTGGCCTTTTAACTCGCGCTATCGAAGCTGGTTTGTTAGTGTTCCGCGCAGTCCCAGGTTTCGGTGTTCGCTTGGAGTCTCCAGACGCTACAACTCGTAGCCGTCAAAACGATCCTCAAGGATGGGTTTGGGAACGTGCAAACGTCCTGTTCGCAGCAGACGAAGTTCGTGACACTCTCCGTACTGTCCTTGACAACTATATCGGCAGCAGCACTCTCGATGTAGGCGTTAGCACGGTTAATAAGGCAGTTTCCGATACACTTAATTCCTTCCGTAATCAAGGAGTTATCATTAGCTTCTCAGTAGATAAGATTGTTAAAGAAGGCAATGGATACCGCGTTTCTTTGTCGATCTTCTTCCCAGAAGCTCTTGAGTTCATCGGACTCGATGTTCTTGCTCGCAGGGACGTAGGTTAATCCTAAAGAACGAAGCCCCGGTAGAAATACCGGGGCTTTTTTATTTGGTATGGATTAAATATTAAACTCCGGTAGATCCAAAGCCACCAGACCTATCTTCTTTTTTTACTTCTATATTATTTGCCGGAATAGCAAGAGTGACAACTCCTTGAGCAATCCTATCTCCGGCTTTAAATTCTACAGTGGTCGATCCGTGATTAATTAATAATACTTTAATTTCATTTGGGCTTCCCATTACAGGTAAATAATCTTCGTCTATTGTTCCTGGGGAGTTCAATACCGTAATTCCATATTTATACGCCAGACTGCTTCTTGGTCTAATTTCCAGATTTTCTATTACTTGTAATTCATATTCCAAGTCATTTAGCTGCATTTTCAGGCACTTGTATTGCTTTGTAAATTCATCGACTCCTAAGAATAGTCCGGTGCAAACAAGCACTACCTGGGATGGAGCAATGGTAAAGTTATGGCTACATGGGATGTCAAACCCGGCAGAGTAAGGAGTCTGATATTTAACTTCATTTTTAGAAATATTAATAATTTTCATATTTTTATAAGCCTCCATCCCGAACAGTATTTAATTTGCCATCAAATGTCAATTCAATTTCCATGATAGAATCATTTATAGTGGCCTAGCTGTTTGAGTGTTCGGGCGGCAGGAAGTTATCACTCCAAAGACTTAAAGACGGAGCAAGTCAGTATGTCAGGTATCTTACCAAGTTTTCTCTCAGGAAGCCAGTTGGTTATAAAGATTGGCGGCCAATCCTTAGCCTTCTGCCAAGCACTAAGCTTTTCTCATAATATGAGTACGGCCCCAGTAGGGGGAATCGGAGGAGCATCGTATCACTCCCTAGAGCCTCTTCAGTATTCTGCTTCAGGCTCTTTAGTCGTTACCCGTTACTCACGGGATACTTTGGCCATGAATGGTGTAGCCACAGGAACCTCTGGAAACCCTTTGTCTACTGGGGCGATCACCCCAGGAGTATCGTCTGTTCCTGGCGTTTTAGCTCGCACTACAAACGACAAGAATGCCGCTGGAACTATTACTCAAGGCGGAAACAGCCTATTGATGTATAAGGCTTTTAACCCCCTAATGCTTCTCCTTTCCACTACATTTGATATTTCTGTCTATACCCGTAGTTTTGCTACGACTGGAACAGAAGATGCTGACCTCACCCAGACAGAGGCTACTTACACAATCGTAGACTGTCGCTGCACAGGCTGGCGCACATCATTGAGTCCTGGTGGTCTTATGAATGAAACTCTTACCTTCATTGCAAGGTCGGTTACGGATCATTCTCATACAGACTATGCGGCACCTTCAACTTTAGGATAATTAGGAGTAAATAATGTCAGGTATTCGTCCAATTTTTATATCAGCCCCCAGGATTCGCTTAGTCATTGATGGCGCTCCAGTAGCTTATGCTATTGGTATGAACTTAGATGTTAGCGTCGATGTTCAGCCTGTTTATGCTTTCGGTGGATACCAAAGTGTAAATGTTGAGCCTCTAATGTATGGAGTAGTTACCGGAACTATCCAAATCATTAAGCTGGTTTCTAAGACCGAACTCAATAAGCGACTAGAGAAGCTTAAAAAAACAGCCACCTCTACTTCACCTCAAGACGCTACCACTGCTCAATACTTGAAAGCTCGTGGTGCTGCGGCTGATAGCGGTAGCGCTAATAGTGTTCTTGGTAAGTCTGGCCTAGGTATTCACTTGAACCCAGAGAGAGTTCTTCTCTCAAGAACCTTTGACATGGAAATTAAAATGTTCCATGCAGTGGCAGGAGCAACGTCTTCGGATCCCTCAACAGTAGCCGACGATGCAGCTCTTTACACTATCAAAGATTGCCGGATTACTAGCAGCAATATTAATATCTCTATGGGCCAACTTGTTAATGAACCTGTGTCTTTCCAAGGACTTATCTTGATTGATAAGGAAAAGGGAGATAAGGCTCAAGAGCAACAAGACACCCAAAATAAAGACGGTGTTCAAGGGTAATTGCCTTAGTTGACTTTAATCGCCCCTCTATGATAGAAATACCATAGAGGGGTTTTCTTTTAGGGAATTTTCATGTCTAAGAAAATTAATAATGATTTTGTTGACGAGTTCATGGAACATGGTGTACTCCCTGATCGCAGAATTATTTATTTGGGCGGGAATTATAACGAAGACGGAGACTCAACGGGCACCGACTTTAAGATGGCCGAAAAAGCTATAAAAGCCCTCACTCTCCTGGATACGGCAGCGCCTTCGGGCGATAAACTTATTACTATCTATATGAATAATTCGGGCGGGGATATTTATCAGGGTATGGCTATTTATGATGCCATTCGTAATTGCGTAAATCCTGTCCATATAATCGTCTACGCTGAAGCTTGTTCTATGGGAGCTTGGATATTACAGGCAGCCGACAAGAGAATTATGGCTCCGAGTTCTGTCCTAATGATACATGATGGGGAAGAATCTGTCCCTACTAATCACCCGCAGATAGCTCGCAGATGGGTTCAGCAGAATATAAAGTATGAAAAATACTTAAATAATATACTGTTAGAGCGCATTAGAGAAAAAGATCCAAAATTTTCAGAAGCAAAATTAAAGAAGCTTTTGAGGTTTGATACTATTTTAAGCCCTCAAGAGGCGGTGGATATTGGTCTTGCAGATGCAATTTTAGGCGAAGAAGAGGACTAATACTCCCCTTGTATTAAAATATAAGGAGAGGTATTTATGACCGGCAAGCTAGACAATATTAAAGCCCAGTATGAAGCAGCGCGTCAGAACGCTAAAAATGACGGGAAATTATTTCCTAAGCACTCTTCGGGGGCAAGAAGTTACATCAAACTTGCTGGCAAGCCTCTAGCTGTATGCCAAGACTTTAGATGGCAAGTATCGGCTCCGGCTACAGAGATCAGAACTATAGATACTCACCTGCCTTGGGATTCTGTAGTGAATCAGATGAGCATTACCGCCACTTTGAGCCAAATTATTGATCCTTCAACTTCGGCAGAGAGCCAAGGTCTATTTCATACTATCCAGTCCGTTATTCATCAGCCTTTTGTGGAAATACAGGCGCTAGATGTTTCAGGCTCCACCCTGTTCTTCGCCAGAGGCATGTTCACTTCTGTTAACGGATCAATATCTCGCGGCCAGCTTTCAAGTATTAACGCTACCTTTCAAGGGGTAATGTATCAAGGCAACGTATATCAAGAGTTTGAGCCATATACTGAAAGCGAGCTTTTAGGTAAGCTAGAGTCAGCCGTAGGCTCTGTATATAAAAACCTTAAGAAATTCTCTGGTGGATTTTTATAATTTGACAAGTTAAAGGTTATTTATTAATATCTTAACTTGGAGATATTATGAGTAAGTCCTTTAAATATAAAGAGCCGTATCTCGAAAAAAGAATAGAGATTGCCAAGGCTTATGCTAGGCGCATAGCTAATGGCATTGTAGAGGATGAAATAGACCTTGAAATGGTCTATAGGATGTCCTTGAGCGAAAAATATTCTATTCCATTTTTTTCAAATTATTTCGACGACAAAACGATAGACCAATTGGCCTTTGAAGTCTTCCTTATTCGAGAGAGAAGTACGCCAGTAGTAGAAACTGTATCGGACGAGATTAAGAAACAGGCCAATACTCTTGCAGATATTGTGGAAAAAGGATTTGACGACGACGATGGAAAATGGGATGATGTCCCAGAACCTTCTGATCAGGAAATGGATAGGTTTAAGGAATTTATGAAAACTGGACAATTTGAACCAACCGGAGGATCAAATGATCAATAATAGCAATGACTTTCTTTCTATGGAGAATGTAGAGGGGGAACGCACAAAAAAGAAATACACAGGCCGCTTTACCGTTAAGCGGTATCTTGTCTTTAAAGAGAAAGTAGATGTTGCCCGCCTCAATGGTGTGTTGGGCGCAGGAGTAACAGATGACGCGATGCTGGATCTTATTTCGGCATATGCACATCTGGCTTTCCATATTGTTGAGGCACCGAAATGGTGGGGAGACCGTGGACTAGATCTCGAAGATACGGCCCCTGTTTGGTGGCTTATTGATAAGGTTCTTGAGCTTCAAAAGCCAACTCAAGAAGAAGAGAAAGTAATTGAACCGGCAGCCGAGAAAAAGGACTAATAAATGAAGCTTACATATTTATTGCTTCTTTTCCCTCTAGCGTTTTCGTGTAGTGATCCAGAGCCAGGGAGTCCAGTCGATTGTTTTGATGGCTGCACTCATAAGCCAACTCAGGAGCAAAAGCTTCAAGACCTAGAAAGTCAAATGGCTTCCTTGCGTAATATTTCTAGTTCCATAGAAGCGCTAATTTATAGCGACTTTGCTTCTTGCTCTGGGGTTAATGTTCAAGACCCCCTTATCCAGAAGATGTGTAATGTTGCTCAGGCTTCAACCGTAGAGGCTAGAGTGGAACTCAAAACACAGCTTGCCGCATTTAGCGATGCACTTAATAATCAACTTGAAGCTCTCGAAGAAGATATTGCTGATTTAAAAAATGGCAACGTGCCTTCCATCGAAGCACAGATTGCAAATATTTCTTCCACTATCTCTAGTCTTCAATCCCAGATTAATACAGCCGCTTCAAGCATCTCTACTTTACAGAGTGTAGTAGATAATCTAGTTATATTGACATCTTCTATTTCAGGGACATTGAGCGGAACTGTGCAAGAAGTGCTAGTAGGCGAAGGATCATCTTATGGCGGCCCGCTGTTCGAGAGCTTGCTGCGCAAGGCAGACCATTCTCAAATCTTGGCCTATGTGTCCGGTGAGTCTACATATATTTCGCTGCCCAGTAATCCAATAACCACCTCTGCCGGTAGTAATCTCATTACGGTAAATAAATCTTCAATATCTTTTACGGCAACGAACAGCGGTTCGGGATTATTAATTAATTCCGCTTCCCATGGCTTTGCTAATAATGATCCGGTAATGTTTGGCTCCACAGGAACACTCCCTTCCGGTCTCAATATTAATACGGTTTATTATATTAAAAGTGCCACAAATGACACGTTCCAGGTTTCTCTCACTAAAGGCGGCTCTTCAGTAGTTTATGTATCGGCTGGAAGTGGAACTCACAGAGCCTCCCTTGGAGTAGTGGCTGGGGATCTTGTAATACTCGAAATGTTATCCTCTGGTAGAGGCATAACTCGCGGGGATCTTTATGGTGAAAAAAGAGTAATCAGCTCCACCGTAGATTCTTTTACTGTCTCACTTAATAGAAGTGCCACATCTTCTGGATCTATCGGTGGCTCTATTGGGGTGGCGAGTAAGATAGTTGGAAGAGGACTGCAAGTTATTTGGAAATCATCTGATGGCCAAGATACAAAAGTAAGGCAAACCTCTTATGGCTCTGTCCCTACTAACTTGATAATTTCATCTACAGGGGAGATATGCTACTCTGCTTCGGTTCCGCTAGAAATATTTGCTAATCTATCGGCCTTTAGCTCAGGAGTAATTTGCAAATGATTAGGGCGCTCTTGATATGCTTGTTTGTAGTTTCTTGCGGGCAAATGGCTCCTCAAGAGAGGCCGCCAATTGTAGACAGGTTTTTACCTGAACAAGACCTTCCGTTTGTAACTACAAATAAGTTTATAGATCCTAAGATAAAGTATTACTATAGAGAGTATTTAGCTGTTATAGATCAAAATGGCTTGGGACATGGAGATGACTATGCTTTGCGATCTATAAGGTTTAATTCTTTTAATGACGATGTTATTGGTGTTTGCTATAGATATTGGCAAAAAATGCCCAATGGATCTAATGCCTTGTCTTTTTCTTATATAGAAGTAGAAAATATCCAGGAAGAATATCCTTGTAAATTTAGGGCTTTAATATATCATGAGCTAACTCATTGTCTTTTTGATCAAGCTCATTCCGAGAAAGAAGGGCATATTATGTATCCCTATATGATGTCGGAAGAATATTGCCGAGAAAATTGGGTAGATTTGCAAGAGGAATTAATGACTTATATAAAAAATGACGGAGACCCCTAAAGTTTTTTTGAAAAATGCCGATAAGAGATTCATGGACGGCAATCAAGTCGTCTCAAGGAGGACTTATGAAAATTAACTTTGATGCAAAAAATGCCCACACCTTAGCAGCAGCTCACACCCTGGATAAATTCCTATCATTTACTTTGTTTTATGGTCTCAGTCATCTATTTTTTATTGATCCGTTTCTTGGTGTAACAATTGGCCTTGGAGTGGAACTGGCTCTGTCTCTTGTTTTGTTGAAAGTTTTTAAGAAAAGGCTAGGACATGGAGCCTAATAAGCCTGACTGGACAGCACTGGGATTGGCGGTAAAGAAGATTTCCGGCAAGTCCCTTGTCCCGTCTGGACAGAATAAGGCGATTATAAAAGACGAAGCGCAAGATATGCTTCTAGCTAAGCTTACTTATAGTCCTGAGCTAGATAGGATGTTCTTATCGCTTCGATCTTCGCTTCTGCCTAATACGGCAGCCATGGTTTCTGCGGCAATAATGCAGAATTATTCTGTATCTTTGGCTGAATATTTTGAGATAACCGACTCCGGTTTTTACTTGACTGGTATGGAGGCCGCAGAATATACTCTCTCAAGAAGGGAGCCTTCTTTGGCTCTCTCTGAAAAAGAAGAGAGATTCTTGGAATCTCAAAAGGACTCGCCAAATTAGGAGTTAATATGTCTGGAGTTTCACGCGCCTTACGCGATAAGTTAGATGTTCTTTCTTTGGAGCTATTTGGCACTTCTTCTCGGTGGAAGAAGATCATGGAAACATCCAAAATTGAAACTGGATATGAAATAGATCGAAAGAAAACAGAAGAAAACAAGAAGCTCTTACAGGCAAGGGCGCACCATAATGGCACTACCTTTGAGCTTGAGGAGTCCTTATCGGACCCTACTGTTAGGGTTAAGGTTTGGCGCAGTCCCACTCCAGAAGAAGTGCTAAATGCCCTGTCTATGATTAAGGATTCTAGGGAATATGCGGCACTGTCTAATGAAGATATTGCTATTAAGGCGGCTAAACAGTTCAAGGAAAAGTCTCTTTCCGCACCCATTTCCCTTCTGGTTCCAGTAGAGGAAGAGGAGAAGTTCAATACCCTCCTCAATGACTTGCCGCTTAATGAGCGTGAGCAGCTCAAGAGAATCTCTTCTAACGTCAGCAATGGAAGTCCTTTCCAAATCAATGGAGTGTGGTTTGTAACGCAACTATTGAGCTAGGAGTATTGGTGAAGGTTTTAAGTAAATTAAAACTTATTTTCCTTCCTTGGCTCCGTTTAAGGGAGTTAGAGTTGGAAATACATCGACTTCACGTTTCCTATCTTAAGCGGATAGGAGAAGCCAATTCCGATACTAATGAGCTGAGACATCTGTTGATCTCCGAAAAAATCAAAATGGACAGACTCAGGTCTAATCTTATTAGCGCAACCAATATGGCCTCTGCAAATAAGAGACAGGCAGAAGAGTTTCGCACTTGCCTGAGGCAATTAGTTGCTAGAACTAGGCTCGAATTAATTAAGAGTAATATCTCTCTGTCGGCTTTAGTAGAGGACGAAGAGGACTGGGAAGAGATAACTGCTGCCGTTAGAGCCTTAAATGGCCATAAGAATCAGCCTCTTAATTGATTTTTTAAAAAAAGGGCTAAAGTTTTCTTAGAAAATGCCGACAAGGATATGGATGATGAGGGAGTCAATATGTCAAAAGCTGATCATTTACTAAAAAGACTGACAAAACTAGCCAAAGGGTTTGGTTTTAAGGTTTATTTTAGGCCAATTGAAAAAGATGAGGGCTTACATATATATGGATATATTGCTTTTTTTGGGCAAGAGATCGTGATTAATACGGCCAAGAAGCCGAACGGTAAAAGGGTAACTAAAGGAGATAAGTGTTTCGTGCTTGCCCACGAGCTTTGCCACTTAATGCACTATATTACTGGTGAATTTAAAGAATACTACTTCTCTGTCTACGAAGCGAAATATCAAAAAAGGCTGTCTATAGGGCACAAGGCAGAGATTGATTGCGATAATTATGCTAAAAAAATAATCAAAGATGAGGGAATATATTCTACTTTAGTTCACCGTAAATATCCAATCGCTAAAGTTAAGCTGTCTCTCGACAGGAAGATACGAAAGGGTAAATAATATGATAGACATGATTTATATATGGAATAGGCTTGGATTTAGTTCGCCAGATGAATCCTTTAAAAAGATTGTTAGAAAAAAAGTCTATGCTTTATGGCCTCAGATAATTTCATCTTCTCTAAAGAAGAATCGTGTACAGTTCGTAATTAAAAAAACTCCATTTGGAAAGCCAGGTAATAGAAATTCTTTTGTATCTTTTTCGGATAGGAGATTTATAGTTACACTGTTCGATGACTTGAGCGATGAAGAGCTTACCTCCCATATTGCAAAGAGCCTTACCTATATAGAACAATACTTGAGCCATCGACTTAGAAAGTCTTCACCGGGAGGAAAGATAGGCTGGCACTGGAAAGATTCTAAAGACTCAAAAGAGGAATTTTATTCAACTTTACTCCCGCCAGAGGATAGGCCGTGGATTAAAGAGGCAGAGAAGGTAAGCGAAGAGATTCTAAAGTATGGGAAACGAGTAAAAACTTCTCTTGATCAAAAAGACTTCTTGATTGATTCAGATATTTACGATAGATTAATTAAGGATTTTTAAGGAGGGCATAAAATGGTTTCGCGTAAATTTTCTTGGTATAAAAAAATGGAAGCTAAAATCAAAAAAGATCTAAAGGCTATTGAGGCTCTTAAGTCTCAAGAGGACTCTTCGGCTCCGCGATCTTATGAAAGCAAAAAAAAGGTGGCCAGTCCGGTTATTGAAAGAAAATAACTTGACTTGTTTAATAATTAATGTAATAATTATTTTAGATTAAAAAGGAGGTCTTATGACAGACACGGCAACAGTACAGGCAGAAGGCAAGAAAGCTCGTAAGCAACGGTCGGATAAGGGTCAAAAACGCGGTAAATATCGCGCTCGCACACCTAAAGAAACCGCTCCTACTAACACAAACGGCTAATTGATGCCCGATATGGGCATTTGCCGCTAATACGGGGTCTATCGTGTATTTCAAAATGAGCATGATCGGAAAAGTGGTCGTATTGGTATACGATACCCCAAATGAAATGTGTCGCTCTCTAATTCGATTTGGAGAGCATTATGAGTCCCCTCGGTTTAAGGGGGAGGTTTTTTCCGTTTACCAATACCGTAAGTGGTATGAACAACAGAATGGGGCGTGGACTTATTATAACGATTGGGGCGGCTACAACTTCCCTGGCTATGTATTGAAAAAATTTTTTGATGGAGATTTTAATCCTCTATCTGAAGATGAAAAAGACGTTCTTAATATGATAGCTAATAATATAGACTTGGAGCAAGAGTTTTATGTTATTGCTATAGCCAGAACATATATGACCGCGCTACCTCATGAAATGGCTCACGCTACGTTTTATCTTTCTGAAGAATATAGGAAATATTCTACCTCTATTGTCAATTCTTTGCCTAATTTAGGTAAATATCTTACTAAAATACAGGAGCTTGGCTATCACGAGTCAGTAGCTATCGACGAAGCCCAAGCGTATCTGGTAGATGGAATAGCTTATTTATATAAAAATATGAAGATCGGTCTATCTGCTCGTGAATATTTTAAATATTTCCTGGCATCTCTGAAGCTTAGGAATAAAATTAAGCAGATTGTTAAAAATAATTTAAAAAAGAGCTAAAGTTTTTCTTCAATATGCCGATAAGGAATATGGAAGGAGGGCTTAATATGAAAGCCTCAGACGTTATTGAGATGTGCTTAAAGCGCATTCCACCGACAAATACCTGGAGTGGAACTGAAGGAGAGCCTTATGGTGCTTTTCATGTCCCTCCTCAATTGGAAATAAAAAGAGTTCTATATTGTGTAACCCCTACACCTAAGGTAGTGAAATATTTTAAAGATCAAGGATATGATCTTTTAATATCTCATCATCCATATATTACTGGTGTTCCACAGCTCATATTTCATACCGCCCTGGATTGTGTGAAGGGCGGACTAAATGATATGTGGGCAGACCATCTTGGTTTAGTCACAAACAAAAGATTTAATGACAATCTCGGCCCTTATGGGGAAATAGAGCCTATATCTTTTGAAGATCTTGTTTATAAGATTAAGGATTTTGCCGGTGGACTTAAGGGCCATGTCTATAAGTCCCCTTCTGCTCCAGAGGTCGTATCTTCTATAGCTATATGCACTGGCTTAGGTGGTATGGTAACTAACTTGGCCCGGTCTAGTAAAGTAGACTGCTATATTATTGGAGAAAATATTGCTTCTCCAGAAGGGTCTGGGTTTAATTTCTTGATAGAAATAGGCCACACTCTATCTGAGAGGATTGGTGGGAAGCTTTTTGAGGAAATACTAAATCCCCATGGGATTCAAGTAGATATTGCACCGTTAGATATTGATGTTTTTGGAACAGAAATATTCAAAGGAAGGAAGAAACTAAATGACTTTTATTGATGCAACAAAAGAAACGACGGTCAGGGACTTGATTTTGCTGATTAAGAGGGTAAAGGACGAAGTATTGCAGGAAAAGGAGGAAGGTTCTGTAGTATTTATCAATCGCGCAAAAATACTGGACTATCTTTCTTATCACCAGGATCACCTGATGATGGCTGTAGAGTCTGGGGCTATGACTTTCGACAGTAAGTATAGCCTCAATTATTTCTTGGCCAATATAGTGGGCATCATTGCCGATCATTTTCCTGACGAAAAAGAGCCAGTAAAATTAGTATCTTAAAAAATAAATAAGTTTTTCTTAAAAAAGAGCTAAAGTTTTTTTGAAAAATGCCGATAAGGGATATATAAGACGGCAATCAAGTCGTCAATTAAAGGGGGCTACCATGGCACACGAAATCGAAATGAAAAATGGTCAAGGGCAAATGTTTTATGTTGGCGATGCTCCTTGGCATGGCCTTGGGCAGAAGCTAGATAATCCTCCTAGTATTCGAGAGGCAATTGTAGCTGCTGGCCTTGATTGGTCGGTTGGAGTTAAAAAGCTGGTGACAGTAGATACAGCTCAAGTGGTTCCTGCTGTAGCCACTTACCGCCAATCAGATGGCCGTATTCTTGGGGTAGTTGGGACAGGTTACAAGCCTCTTCAAAACATTGAGGCTTTTGAGTTTTTCAATCCCTTCCTTGAAGCTGGTCTTGCTACCCTTGAGACTGCCGGTAGCCTCCGTGATGGCCAAAGGATTTGGGTTTTGGCTAAAATCAATAGAGATCCTCTAGTTATTAAGGGTAATGATATTGTAAATAAATATGTGTTGCTTTCCAATAGCCATGATGGAACCATGGCAGTCCGTGTAGGATTTGTTCCTATCCGGGTTGTATGCCAAAATACCCTATCTGCTAGTATTAGCAATAACAGTTCAAAGCTTATCAGAGTCCGCCACTCCGGTAAAGTAGTTGAAAATCTTGAGAAGCTCGGTGAAATCATGAACCTGGCCAATGCTGAATTTGAAGCCAATGCAGAACAATATCGTCTGCTTGCTTCTAAGCAGATTAATCAGGCAGATCTTAAGAAATATATCAAGGTTGTATTTAATCTACAGGACAAGGTATTGGAAGATGGTGAGATTCAAGAAAGTAAAATTCTTGCAAAGGTAATTCCTTTGTTTGAAGTTGGCCGTGGAAATAACCTCCAGGGCATTCAAGGCACCTACTGGGCAGCATATAATGCAGTTATTGAATATATGCAATATTACAAGGGCAAAGACTCCGCTATCCGTATGGACAGTACATGGTTTGGTCAGGGTGCAGTTCAAAATGCAAATGCTTTAGAAGTAGCTATTAGTATGGCAAAGGCAGCTTAATTTCTTTCAAAGACAGGGCAATATTGCCCTGTCTTTTGGTGGTGAGGCACTTATGAGTAAGGCAAAGCTAACAAAAAGAGAAAGAATGGTAGATCAGGCAGTTAAGGCGCTGGCTAAGATCAGTGCCGAAAACAAGGCTATCATGTCTATTGAGACTCTTAGGCAAATTAATGATAGATATATAAAGCTCTATGATTTCAAGAGCTTAGTAGAAGAGGAAGAAGGGAATAAAAAATGAAACCACCAAGGTTGTATTTAGACCTAACTTCTGGCAAGATATATGGTAGGCCGCCAGAAGAGATGCGGCCAGCGGAGATTATTTGTATTCGGCACAACAAATCTCCCGATAAATCTTGTGCCATTTGTGGAAATAAAATGAAAAATACTTGGACGGTTCTTCATGTAGACGGTGATGTTGCAAAGGTTCGTCATGTCAAAACTGGAGAAGAGAAAGAAGTGAAACTTAACGGCAAACCAATCTGGCAAGCCGTCCTTGAACTTGAAGCTGCTTCCCCAAAAGTAGAAGCCAAGGCAGAGTCTCAAGAAGAAGTTAAAGAAGAAAAAGCTCAATCGCAGGATAAGTCTTCAAAAAAGAAAAAATCTAAAGCATGAGAGCGTTATTTTATAATTATCTCCTGTTAAGACTTATTGCTGTGACTGTCTGGACGGTAGTTTTCTCTTTTTCTATCTTTAAATATATAGACCCTCAGGCCAAGCCTGATCTTGACTCTTTTCTAAGTGACGGAAAAGCTAGAGGCTTACATATCGACGATAGTATTCTAGGGGAAGTTGTTTTTGTAGATCTCGGTGAGGATATATTGGGGGTTTGTGTAAAGAACCCTCTAATAGACAATGTTCCAAATTCAAGACGCATATTACTGAACAATGCACTTCGCCAGGATATGGCGATGCTTAAGGTTGTTATTTACCATGAAGCCGGTCATTGCATCCTTAACAAGGAACATGAAAATGATGGCTTGAAAATAATGAACACTTATTTGGATAATCCAGATACCTTTTTCCTTGACTGGGAAAAACACTTAAATACCTTATTCGCAGCTTAAGCGGGGATATATGAAGCCGGATTTCATAGCACTTTGCAACCTAATAGATAATGTAGTTTCAACAAAATCTTTGCTCCTCTCTGATTCTGAATATGAGAATCTGGAAGCTTGTGGCAAGTGGCTTAAATCTCGACTCGCCAGCGGAATACATTCTGGACACATGAGAGTCAAGTGGAAAGAAGGCGAAACCGATTCTGGGCTGATTACTGGAAGCGTTCCCGTGGAAAAATTTGGTTACTTAATTGGAACCTCAGCCGTCCCTGTCGGACAGGGTGCATTGACAGTTATTGCTTTAGTTAAAAAGGACGGTGAAAATACGCCAGTTGCGCTACCGGCAGGTGGGCTAGAATTTGTGGAGACTCCATAATGTTCCCGTATAATTACACTTACAATGAAGATGAGGACGACGATTTTAGCGACGATTTCTCTGACTTCACTAGAGAGGCGCTAAAAGACAAGATTAAGGATCAGGAAAAAGAGATTGGGAGTTTAGCTCAAGCACTTAAAGTAGCTATCGAAGGCATTAAGATTGTTCGGGCTGACGATAAGACAGTGTGGGTTATTCAGGGATCTGAGCGTCAATATACTAGAGAAGAGGCAGAAGCCATCCTTAAGATATTGGGCGGTGATTATATTGCCATGTTGCCTTCAGGCTCTTTGGCAGATTTAAGTGATGCTAACTTAGCAAAGCTCGGTCTAGCCCGTAAAGGCTCCAGAGATATGGATAGAAATGAGTACGATGCTATGCTTGCGGGGTACAAATGACTGATTTATATACTATTTCTTTTGTCTCGAACGGAATTATTTATACCGTGTCCGATGTATTTATTTATCCAGACTCAGAGGAGTCGGTAGATGTCGTAGCTTTCTGGGAGACTCAGAAGCAAGCGAAAAAGAAGCTAATCTCTATACATAAGAAATTATTGGCAAAAATACCTACTTTAAGCTCAAATATTTTCGATGATCATGTTCGTGAGGCTGAATTTGCTTGCCATTTAATTAAAGATATTAATGCTTTTGAAGAGCATGTAGTAGGCTCTGAGGTTATTTTTGAAAAGCCTAGGTTAATTTTATGTGAAATGCCAGGAATTAAGTGCCAAGGGGCATACGCCAAGAAATGGCACTCTTCTGGCGAGAAAATTAAAATTACTTGTGCAGCCACTAGGAATAGTCTATTGGCTTATCGTCAGTAGGGTAAAATAATTAAGGGCTATATTGTCTAATTTTCTTGTAAGTCTTCGATATTCCCACCTATTATTATCTTCCAAAATTATTCCACCTTGATATAGCCTTCCTTGCCAACCCTATCTATTTCTGATAAAATAGAATAGATTTGTTGAGGATTTCATGGCAGATAAAAGAATTTCCCTTAATCTTAATGATCAGATTCGCAGCTTAGGCGAACTGAAAAACATGATTTCTTCGTTGTCCGAGACGATAACGACAGCGGGCAGAGCAGTATCTCAAAGCCTTGGCTCAATGGGAAGCGCTGCCGGAACAGCTAACTCTCAAGGTCTGAGTTTTACTACGCCTCAAGGGGCTTCAACTTTCCAGTCGATGTCTGGAGCTTCTAACCCGCTTCAGGCCCATATTCAGGCTGAGCTGAGTAGATCAGCGCACCAAGCAGAAATGGAAAACCGCGCCAAACTAGATGCTAATACTAGAGGCGCAGTAGAAATGATGGAGCGTCAGCGCTCAGAGAATTTCCTTCATATCGACCGAAACGCAGTAAGAAATAAGTTCGGCCCAGAAGCTCACCGCTCCGCATTGGCCTATATGAGAAGCTCTTCTGGAGTTACATCTTTAGATCCAGGTGGCGCTACATCGGTAGATGTTCTCAATGCCGCAATGAGAAGGCTAGAAGAGGGAGCTACTCCAAGTCAATTGGGCTTGGAGATGAAGTCTTTAAACCGCGCCCACTTATCTGGAATTAAAAATCTATCCAAAGATTCATCTATCCAGATGGCAGTCAGGATGGCTGGTCTTCCAGAAGAAGACCTTCAGAGGACTATTTCCCTAGAGAATGAAAAAAGAACTGCTAGACAGGCTATAAAAGAGGCACATTCGTCATCTCCTTTGTTCTTTAGCGAATCAGACAGGGCGAGTCAGTCTGTTAAGGCATCTCTATTGAAAGATCCTTCGCTTGGCCTTTCTTTTGGCGACATTAAAAGGACTATGCAAACTGATACGGCACAGATGGCAGCCACAGCTACATCTACTGCTCAAAGACTGGCAAAAAGCGCCTCCGGTGCAGACCAAGAAGCTGCTCGCGCCTTAAGCCAGATAGCTTCTGAGTTAAGGGAGTTTAGAGAAAAATCATTAGAGGCCGATAAGCGCCTTGCCGAAGTTAGAGCCTCTGGTAAAGGCCCAGGAGATGTTGCTTATGATAAGGCCGTGCAGGATCTAAGGCGCTCCACTGAAAAGTTAAATAATACTATAGAGCGCAATAACGAAATTCAAAAGAATTTTGGTGGTGGCGGAGGAGATGGAGATGGTGGCTCCTTTAAGAGTAATCTCAAGGAGATGATTAATGGACTTAAAGGTGCCATCGCTGGTATGGCTCCTTTGGCGGCAGCGGGATTTAATATTCATCAGGGTATGCTTCGTACTAACGAAGGTGCAGTAAGAAAATCCTTGGCAGTAGACTCAGAAATATCTCAATTGCTCATGAGCAGAAGGCTTGGGGCTGGAGATATGACCAATATTGAAAATGTATTGAAATATAGAGGCCCAATCAGCCTTGCTACTGGTGAAGGTCAGTTTATTGGAGCGAAGGGCGAAGCTAATGCTCGCATGGAATCTTTAAGAGAGTTTTCCCAAAATTTAAGAATATCTGAAAATGATTCTTTATGGGGGAAAATAACCGGAGCAGCAAAACTGGCCGGAGCTGCTGCGTCAGCCGTTGGCGCGACATATAGTTCGGTGGCTCCCCCTGTATCGGCAATTTTAGCTTCTTCTGCGGCTGGCCTTACAGCCAGCGGAATATCTGATATTTCAGGCTCTCTTAATTCAAGATCTGAAATGTTGCGTCAGGGTGGGTCAGTTGGCGGCATTGCGGGATGGCTTAATTTTGGATTAACTGATAAGCAACAAGCTCTTATGGCCGCTGAAAATAAAATGCTTGCCACTAAAATGGCAGGCAGGGATATTCTCGGAACCGCAAATGAACTTCAAGATCTTGAAGTGCAAAGCCGTCAGATGGAATTGGTTGGCGGAAGAGACTATCTCGATGTAGTGCAGGCTCAAGGTCGCGGCAAAAGACTTTTAGGGGCATTGTCACATAACGCCTGGAATGAGGTGTTAGTTGGCAAGGAAATTTCAGAAAAACAAGATCAAATGCGCCAGATAGGTCAAAGCACTAGAAGCGCACAGGCTTATAATAAAAATATCATGAAAGAGCAAACCTCTGCAACTACTGCATATTTTAGAAAGAAATATGGGAATGAGTTTGTAGATGGAATGAATCTTGGCGGCATTATGGCTGGCATTAAGGCTGGCGAAACTACTGGAATGTCTATGGAAGAGGCGGCAGCGGCCCAGTCTTCCACCTCCTCTGCTAGGGGAGCTTTTCAGTTTACCAACGCTTGGACTACTCCAGAAAACTTTGCAAAAGCTGGTATTACGGCAGCGCAATTTAATACTCCGGCAGGTCAAGAAAAATTTCTTAAACACGTTATCAAAAGTGAATACGCCCCTCAGTCCCACTCTGTAGTAAGCGCTTCTGGAGGTTCACTATCCCGTGGGGATGCTATTGATCTTATTCATAGGCTTGGACTTCCTGAGGCAAAAAAAGCAGCTCAGATAATGTCTGCCGGTGGAACATATACAGCAGCGGATAATGAAGTGATTATACAGGGTGGCGCATTGGCCGCAGGTATGGCTTCTCGTTCTATAGTCAGGCAGTCAGTAGATCTTAGGGCAGAGAGAATGAGGGCTGTTCAGGCAAGAGACGCTGGATCTTTGACTTCGATAGATCCGGTTACGGGCAGAAAGTGGTCGGTTCTTGGCGAAGATGCTTTTATACCTAACGAGTTAATTGATAAGTTTGATGCGGCAAATAAACAATTAAATAATCTAACCCGTGGCGCTAAAACCGATAGCAAGATGAAGCAGGATGCAGCTAGTGCAACCGCTATCAATAGGGCGATGGCCGGTATTGATCCGTTGTCGGGAGAGTATAAATCTTCTGCTGCCGCAGAAAGAGGAATGTCCCTCGCTGCTTATACGGACAAGATGAACTTATTTCATGCCGCTGCTGGCCCAGGATATAAAATGACTGGTCTTGGCGGAGTTAACCGCATGATAGATATGGAGTTCGCTGGTTTTGGCTCTTTTGACCAGAATGTTTCTAGGCTCGTACAATTAAATGCTATTCGTGGTGGAAATAATAATTTCCAAAGCTTGCAAAATATGTACGCTAACGCCAATTCCTTAGGTTGGGAATCTGCTTTAGACCGCCAAAGATTTACCGATTCTTCCATGCAATTTGCCATGTCAAATTCTCTAGTGAATACCAATAGAGCTTCAGAGTATTTGGCCGGAGCTACTCAATTTATGAGTACGACCGGAAGGGGTGATTTGCGCTCCATGTCTATGGCAATGGGAGCTGCCGCAAATGTAGCTGCTGAAACTTCTCAAACAGGAGGATTAACAGGAGCGGCTAAGTTTGTTGGAGCCATGGGAGTTGGAGCTAGATTTGGAGGTGGTTTAGGCCAAATGATGGGTCTTTCTTCTCAGCAAGTAGGAGAACACCTTGAAACTTTGTCTTCAGCAAAAAGCTTGGATGATATTACCGATATTAATCTCCAAAATATCGTCAGACTCTCTGAAGGATCTACGGACGCTGAAAAAATCGCCAAAGCAAAAGAGAAACTATCTTCAGTGAGCAAGGGCCAGTCCTCTGTTTCTAAAGCTATGTATCAGTTTGTAACTGGTAAGTCTGCTTCCGACGAAATTAAAGCGATTTCCGCTGAAACCGACACCAAGAAAAAGCGCGAAATGATTAGTAACTTTACTGCTAGGTGGGCTGAGGTTGGATCTACCATGAGAGGCCAAACAGCTCAATCTGGAATGCTCATGGGTTACGATATGCTACGTCAAGCCGGGATTAAAACTTTCACTCCCAATATGCAAGCATATAATAATCTAGCAGATTCGGGCAGAGATGTCGCTGTAAATGTCAATAGGGCAAAATCTCAAGAATCTATTAGCGCATCGCTCAAGGCGACATCCGTTTCTGATCCTGAAGCCCTTTTTAATCAACTGGGAGATTCTGGGTTTATCACTTCAGATAAAGGCAGAAAAATCACAAGAGATGTCTACGAAGCCCATACTAAACGGCTTGCGTCTGATGCGAAATATAAAGGAAGCGCAGAAGCAAGAGATGTTCAGGCTGCTTTAGACAGACCGCATATTCAGAATGTTACTGAAAGTCAGATGGACTTTAAAAAGACTCTTCAAATGTCTGCCGATGAAATTAAAAATAATTTAACCGGATCGTCTCAGAATTTTAAATCTGCCTTGACAGATCTAGTAACTGCGATAGATAATGCAACTACTAAGCTTGGCGGAAAACTCTCCCACCGTGGAGAGGCACCGGCTCCAAGAAACGGCAAAACAAATTAGGGAATTAAATGGGAAACGCAATTTCATCAGTAAGGTGGTCAGTAGAGGTGTTCCCTTGGGAGCCTCTATATCCAGGCGGTTCCCCCTCCCCTTTTGCTGATGGTATTCCATCTCCTTCGGCAGCCGCAGGCGCACTATCTGGATTTTCTTCCATGCTCTCTTCTGTTGCTGGAGACGGATCTTTTCCTGAGCCAGATCCAGATGGAGAGGCGGTTATTTTAACTGGAGTCACTGCTATTTCTTTTAATCGGAAGAAAGGCGCTCCAGATAATTTCATGCGATTTGTTATTCGTGGCCCAGTGGACAGGTCTGTAGTATTAGGTAGTTGGGTCGTATTAAGATCTACTGCAAATCTTATGGCGCAGGAAGGTGAAGCGGAGATACCTTCTTTGACAAAAATAGCGGCTCTTGGCGTTCCAAGGTTCATTGGAATGATTACTGATATGAGTATTTCATATACAAAAGACCCTTCGACCGGCCTGCTGTCTCAGCAGACTACGGTTATGGTGAGGTCTTGGGGCGCAATGCTCATGGCCGCTATTAGGTTTGACGATCTCTCAATTATTCACGCTGCCCAGCCGGAGGCAGCTCTTGGCATGATTGCCAATTCTGCTCTCACTAAAGAGGCGATGAATCGTCTTCATGAAGTCGTGTTGAATCCGTTTGAATATGTTCATTTAATTTTTCAATTAATTGGAGTTACTAATACAAGTGTAACTTACTCTAAAATTGAAGAATTTCAAGATCTCAAACTCTCAGATGTATCTGTTCGGATGCCAGCAATACCTAAAGCTCTATTAACTTCTATCGGGCTTGATGGAGTTGATAATAAAGACCCGTTTACTTCTGGGTTTGTTAGTATTGTAACTGGCACCCAGACAAAGGCCGCCCACAATGACGGAAGCTGGGATGGACTATTTGGAGAAGATGAAATTTCAAATTCCTGGGTTACTTCAGGTGGCATTGGAGGGCCAAGCGTTCTTTCTTCTTTGAAGGAGATCACTTCCTCTCTGCTATCTGGCCCGATTATGAATCCTAAGCCAAAAAACAGGCCAAATACTTTTGGTATGCAGCTTTTATTCACGCAAGGATTTTCTGCATGGGAACTTGCATCGCAATATAGTGATCCAGAATTTAATGAATTATTTACCGATATTTGGTATGAGCTTTCATCTGATAAAAAGCGAATTATAGCTAAGCCCGTTATCGTACTAAGAGATAAGCCCTTTGCCCTTAGATCTTTATTTGATGCAAAGCCAAGTCTCTCCAGCGCTGAATGGACTAAATACGATGATCTTCCTAGGATTAGGATTCCGGCAGAATTTATTCAATCCTTTTCAATGAATCCTACTACGGCAGGGTCATTTAACTATATTCGATTGGAATACACAGGCGGCCTGTTAAAGTCTGGAGCTGAATCTACTTTATCTAGGGCATATGGAACCGTAAGGTCAAGAAAGAAAGAAATATTAAGATTTGGAGGGATGGAATATTTTCCTCAGGTTCAATTTATTGGGCAAGACTTTAATAAGGGCAGCCTAGATCCAACGTCTATTGCTACTCAGTCTCAGGCACTTGGCGACCTGGATTTTACAGGGGGTGCAGATAATTCTGCGTGGTTTATTCAAGTTAGAGATATGCTAGATATTTGGTGGGGAGAATATTATAAAACCCCGACCGGCAGCCTATCAATTAAGGACTGTAATCTTCCTTTGGCGGTGGGCATGAATATTATTTTTAGGATTGGCGATATGGATCTTGTAGGCCATGTTAATAGTCTTAATTTTGATTTTAGTGTTCAAAACACCGGACTTGAATCAACATCGGTAACAATTTCCCTGGATCGTATCACTAAAACCAAGGGAAGCAAAGAGGGCGTATTGTCTTCTTTAACTGGGTTTGTTGGACCTACTTTAGGCGATGTTGGCGGAGATAATGATCTTGTCCCTATGGAGCCATATGAGCTTACCAACGTAATTCATGGCAAAGAGATTCGCAATTCTATAAAAGCCGTAAACGATGAAGGTAAAGAGGGCATTCAAGATGCAATAGATTATCAGAGAGTGAAAGATAGAGGCATAATCGCATGATACCTGCATCTATAACTATGCCATATTTACTTGACGGTGAAGTATTGAAGGTCTCAAAAGGATCTGGCAAGGGCGGAGCTTCTTCAATATATTACGATGTATTGGTTACTTTCCCAAATGGGTCTCGGTCTGTTGTAAGCAAGGTTTTGCAGGCTTCTATATTTGGCGGCATTGCGGATCAATTCCAAGGCAGACTTAGAGGGACAGATGACGAAGAGACTATTGACTTTTCTTCGGATGAGAAAGAAAACGAAACAAATGTTGGAGATAGGGTTGTTGTTTGTTTTTTAGGTGGAGACATTAGAAGGCCATTGATTATTGGCTATCTTCCCCATCCAAAAGAAACTAATCACTTTAAGGGGCACGATAGCCTTAAGCCCCAATCTAAATTAATATATCTAGGGATGGAGTTTTTTGTTGACGAAACAGGTCAGCTAAAAATTATTCACCGTGGAGCGCCAACTATAAAGAAAGCTTCTGGGTTTGCCATTCCAGATCTTGGCAGCCTTACGGGAAAAGAAAGTAATGCTACCAAATCTAATCCAGCGGTAGAGCCTGCTCCAGAAGAAGGTATAACCATCATGGAATTTTTAGATGATGGGGTATTTACAGTATATGACTACGATGGACAGCAGTTCCTCATGGATCGCACAGAAGGAATAATTAAGCTTACAAATGCGGGCAAAAAGACTATTGAGAGTTTGGGCGCTTCTCTATCTTCCAGTGACGGAGAATATCTACTCTTAGATTCTGGTGAAGGAATGCTGGAGATAGGCGCTACCGAATTAATATCGGTAGTTTCTGAGGGAGACATAGAAGTATCGGCCACTGGAGACAATACTGTATCTATAGAGGGAGACGAAGAATATACGGTAGGCGGAAGTAAAACCGACTCTATTACTGGCGACCATGAAATATCTATTGATGGGGATAGGACAGTAACTATAGGCGGTGATGCAGAAGATACGATTTCCGGTAACTATACGGGAAGCGTATCTGGCGATATGTCTGTCACTGTCTCCGGTGATTTAACTTCAGACATTACAGGCAACTATACAGTTAGTGTAACTGGAGACACTTCGTTTTCAATTACCGGGGCTGCATCGTTCGATGTTACTGGGGACTATTCACTAGACTCTAAGGGCAGCGGTGCTATGTCGGCTATAAGCGGATGGGAAATTAAAGAGGCCGTAGCCAGCATAACTATGAAAAGCGGTAAAGTAGCCATCAAAGGCGCTACTGGCGAATTACTGGCATTAATTATTGAGGCTATAGATGCAATCTCCCAATTAACAGTCCCCACTGGCGTTGGCCCGTCTGGGCCTCCCATTAATGCGGCTGCCTTTGCCGCCATTAAAGTTAAAATTAACGGGATGAAGGGGTAGTATGCCCATAGATCCAGAACCGATATGGAAACAGCAGTTTGCTAGTTTAGCCCCAGATAGCAAGATGGAGTGGCCAACTAATATTGCAAATATTGTTGATCAAAGAGTTACCAATAAACTTCAGATTTCCGGGATTACCGGACAAGTGACTTTTACTTGGCAAAAGGCTATTTTTGAAAATATTTTAAAAACTATGGCTCCGTCACCGACAACGGCCTCTGGCGCACAGGTAATAGCTTCGGCTTGGCAATCAGCTACAGCGGTCTCTACAGTGGTAGTGGCTCCGGGGTCTTCGGTAGGGGCACCTTCGCCTCCTACTATATTTTCAGTAGTAATATCGAGCCTTATTGATCCTCCATCAATAGCTGCCGGATCTCAAATTATTGTCGCAATGCTCACAGCAAGCGCCCCTGTTCAAAATTCTATGGACGCTGCTATCGGCCCAGCAATACTTAAGGCTTTTAAATTATTGACTGTTTCGGTGATCGGGATAAATTCTATACCCCCACCGGCTGGCCCTACCCCTCTCAATGCTCCTTTTCTTCCTGTATTGTAGAATAACTAAGGAGGGATTAAAGTGGGATTATTTGATTTTGCCAAAGAAAAAGCTGGGGATATGTTTTCTATAGGTGGAGCTAACTCTTCCTCTCAGGATATGTATTCCGGCAAAGAGTCTGAACTTGGAATGGAGTGGGGTTCGGTTCAGCCCAGCGCTTGGTATAAAACATTTCCATATCAGATCGTGGTATCTTTCGATGACAGCGCTTCGTTAGGTATATTAGGCGGCTTATCTGCCACTAAGCCTCCACATCGCTTTGTATATACTCTGCCCATACCTCCAGAATCTCTTTCCTATAGAATGATCCCTGCCTCTAATGTGTCTGCCACTATAGGCGGGGTGGTTGAGGAAGTATCTGCTACCGTATTTTGGTCAATTAATATTGCCGGAACTACTGGCATGGCAGTTACTAGGTCGGGAGAAGATGAGCCAGACAGAACGGTTCCAGCTTCAGTATTTAGGGACTATATTTCTACTACTGGTCTTTTAGCTGGAGCTAATGCAGCTATTGCAGGAGCATTCAATAAGGTAAGAAATGTATTGGGAGCTGTAGGAACCGGCAATATTGGCACTATAGCAGGTGCCGCTGCTTTACCTCAATTGCCATATGCAAGATCTGCCGTTCAAGGCGGCAAAAATACCAACGGCTATACTGAACTTCATGAGCTTCAAAAGTTCTTATATGCTTATGCTGCTTTGAGAGAGCAAAACCCGTCTAAATATAAGATGTACTTTATTAATCACAAAGATCAGCAGCAGCTTCAGGTTTCATTAAGGGATTTTTCTTGGCAAAAATCCGTTTCTGAGCCATACTTATATAGATATAGAATCGCTTTCCAAGGATGGGAGCCAACAAAGCCTGACCCTAAACTTGGCGCTCCTACAGATAGATATAAAGGAGACTTGAAATCTGTCAATACCCTGACCATAACTGGCATGGCATCGGCAGCGGGTAAATTACTTGGAACAATTCAGGGCGGCCCTAAAAACATTGCTGGCGCACTTGGCGTAATACCTCCGGTGATATAATGGCAAAAAATTACACAAACTTACTTGAATTAACTACTGACTTTAGCTTATATATGGCTCTTAGGCTAGGCCAGCCATTGACCTTAGATATGTATCCTTCTTTATCTAAGAATAGGTTCAAGTGGTTTGTAGATAATTGGGTTAAACTCTATAAAAGATTTAATGATAATGTAGGGGGCGACCAAGTTGTAAGGGCGGCTTTAACCGAATTAGACAGAACAATACTTGCCTATAAGCTTGGCAGTAATCAAAATCCTTTTGAAGATAATGCGAAATTTGTATCATTTCTTCCTTTTATGCGTCAAATCACTTTAACTGAACTTAGTCTAGTTAAGGGCGAGAAGGAGCTTGTAGACAGGGAAAATAGCCGAATATTAAAATTCAGTATTCCAGACTTCAGATCTATGATCCTCTATTTAAGGACGGGTGCTGCACAGGCTTCTTCATTGATTGGAAAGGGAGATGTTGACGGGGGCAAGTTATTTGGGGTAGAGCCTCAGAAAGCCAAAAGACAATCTACTTTTCAAGACTTTGAACAAATGGAAAGAGTCATAGCTCTTCAGCAAATCATTGAGGGTGTAATTTTCGACCTCATGCAAAAAGAAGATAGACCTCCAAATTTACTAGAAATTTCAAATAAAAATATTGCACCAGGCTCTTCTGTTTCGGTTAATACGGCCTATAGATCTGTAACTTCCGTTCCTTTTTCAATATCTCTTGAGCATATGGCTCAAAAGCACTTAGGCGACAGAACCAAGTGGTATGAGCTTGTAACGGTAAATAATTTACAGCCTCCTTTTGTTGATGAGTTTGGGGAGAAATTTAATTTGGTGTCCCCAGGCTCTTCGGGCAGTGTTACTATTCCAGATATTAGATCTATGGATATTCCAGTCGCTCAATCCGTCGCTGTAGGGTCTTTGAAATTCAAGGAAGAGCGAAGAGTTATTGAAAAGAAAATCACGAATGGAGATGGGACTATAACTCTGTTTCTGTCTGGCACTCAAAATCTATCTTCTTTATTGCCAAAAGATCAGGCGTATGTTCGTGTATTTAAGCCTCATACGGTCAATAGTGGGTCTTTTATTATGATACCTAGCGATGTCAGATCTCCAGTGGCCGGAGTTGTTTCACCAAAGAAAGATAGTTTAAGGAGACTAGATAAGGCACTTGTTTCTTTCGGGATTGATATTAAAAGAGATCTGGCCACTAATGATATTCTTATTGACCAGTCAGGTAACTTCCAATTGTCTGTAGGTATGGATAATATTAGACAGGCTATACACTATGCTGTCCGCACCACACGGGGAGAGCTGCCTTTTCATCAAAATTCTTATGGAATTATTTTAAATATTGGAGATGTATATTACGGCTCCCAAGATGAAGCTGTTCTTTTTAGCAATATTCTTATAGATAGTCTTAAGAGCGATAATAGATATAAAGACATTAAAGTAACTGACATTAAATTCGGTGGAACTTCGATGTCAGTTACTATGGAAGTTCTTATAGAAGGCTCTGACTCTCCGATTCCGCTGAGCTTTGCACCATAGAGTCTGGCTTGACATCTTGAGGCTTCACAAGCTCAATGGTCTCTGGAGGCGGACACTCTACTGTCTTTGTATTTTGCTCAGCACTTTTCGCTTCCACCGACAGAAGTACGGCAATACACCTGTTCTTACTGGCAACGCAGGAATAGCCGACGTATTCCCTTTTCGTAACTCCGACTATAAAGAAATAAGCCCCTTCTTTGACTGCTTTTTCTTGGAATGCGTTTTCTGGGTTCTTATATGTAAGACACTCTCCAGGCAAAAATTTCTTATCATATCTCAGGTTAGCCGTTACGCAGCTAGTTAGTAGCGTCGAGATTAAAATAATAATTTTCATAATGTTCCCTTTCTTTATAGAAGAACCTTAAGAAAAGATATATTTTTAAAATAAATATTTCAAGAATTATTTTCGTGAATATTAATTTCATATTGTTCTATAGCTCTATGGAGATTGGCTCCGGCCCTAATAAGTTCAGTGAAATTAGGGTCTTCCGAAAAATCAGACAAATCTTCTAATAATCTTTGATACTTATCAAATGCGGCAACCATTTTTAATTTATGGCTCAGGGTAGGCAAGTGATTATACAGGGCTTCAGCATCCTCTAAGTCTACTTGAGATTGAATGAATTTTAATAATAGAGGCTTTAAACTTGTCATAATGCTCCCTATATAATAGAATATCATTTGTGGTATAGATGTGTCCCTTGTGTTTTCCGTAAAAATGATAAAATACTGATGTTTACACCTCCGAAGAGGAAATGATGTCGAATCCATTAGAATTAAAAAGTAGAGAGCAGATAGCCGGGGATCTTTTCCGAACAATCCTAGTAAACTCAGATCTCACAGATATTGCCCCAGGGTCATCGCTTGCTACTCTTATCGAAGCAATCGCTTCCCTGGAATTTCAAATCCAGATGAGTGTTCTTAAGATTCTTGAGAGCAGCAATATTGAATCGCTAATCGGTGTTTCTCTTGATAAGAAAGCCCAGTCTATCGGCCTGCCAAATACCATAGGTGGCTCTGGCCGTATTCCGGCCTCCCCCGCTTCTGGAACCGTAAGAATTGGCTCTGGCTTTTCTAAAGTATCCTCAAAGCCATATGCTGGTAAGCCAGCTCCTTTCCAAGGCTCTAAGCGGCTTTATTTGGAAAACGCATCGGGATTTAATCCTACTGGCAAAATTTATATCGGTCGTGGAACCCCTGACCGATTTGAAGGCCCAATCGACTATCTTTCTGTAACTAATAGCGGCTCCTTCTGGACGGTAGAACTTGCTTCTCCTCTAACTAAATCGCATCCTCACAGTGATTTGGTAGTTATGGCTCAAGGCGGTGATCGCTTAATTCCAGCAGGAACAGCCGTAATTGTTCCTGCTAGTTCAAATTCTCCGGCTATTACATTTACGACTAGCTTTGCTTTAACAATCGAAGATGGCGAATCCGAAGGCACCGTATCGGTAGCTTGTTCCGTTTTTGGAGAATCAGGTAACGCACTGGCTGGCGCTATTAAGCAATTCAGTAGCTCTCCATTTACCGGAGCAACTGTTACTAACCCAACCTCGTTTATTAATGGCAGATCTACTGAATCAGACGAAGACCTAAGAAGGAGGATTAAAAATTATCCTTCTACTTTATCTCGTGGAACTAAGAGCGCCATTCTTGCTGCTTTGCAAGGAGCAAGAGACCCCGGAACTGGTCGCACGATTACTTCTGCTAGTATCATTGAGCCAGTGACCCCAGGGGACTCAAGCAAGGTATATATCGACGATAGCACTGGTTTGGAGCCGACATTCAATTCTCAACCATATGAACTTCTTCTGAAGTCTGCCTCTGGTCAAGAGACTCAATTTAGATCTGCTCAATTCCCTATTACTGCACCAGTAGCTATTGGCGCGGAATTTGGCCCGTTTTCAATTCAGGGCGGCCAGAGCCTTACCGTGGTAGTTGATGGTGTTGCAGAGACTTATACTGTAACTGCAAGAAATTATATTAGTGTCAATTCTGCTTCTGCTTTTGAGATAGTACGGGACTTTAATAGTCAATCCAGTCTTATTGGATGGAGGACGGCAGATGGTGGCAATCGAGTAGTGGCTTTCGACCTTTCTGGTGAAGCTGAAACTATTCGAGTGGAAGCGTCCGATCTTCAAAAGATTCTCGGTTTAGTTTCCGATATTGATATTAGGTCAATTTATCTTTATAAAAATTCAAAGATTCTTTCTTTCCGTGGACGTAGCGCTACTCTTTCGACCTCCCCATATCCATGGTCATTAATTCCTTCTGATCTGTCGAATGTAAGAGTCGCTGTAGACGGGATTATTCAGGAATTTTCTATTACTGATTCAGATTTTGCAGAATATGCAACAACTGTGGCTTCGGCCTCACTCACTCAATGGGCAGAGGTGTTTTCTAAGAAAATTGCCGGTGTTCAATTTACGGTAGTTGGTAATATTATTGTATGGAAAACTTTTCAGCAATTTTCTGAAAAGGGATCGCTTGAAATATTAAAAGAAAAAGCAAGTGGCGCTCAAGCCACCTGGATTGGTGCCTCTAAGATATGGGAATCCGAAGAGTCTGGCGGAATATTGAAAGACGTTGGATCTACTCAGGACTATGAACTCAATAGATTTAGCGGCCAGATTCGTCTTATTAATAAGCCAGATGCGGGCGATACAATTGAGATTGGCTCCCGCTCAACGCGAGCAGCAGTTAGGTCTCTAAAAACCCCTAGCGGACAATTTACTTTATCCCCAATCGTCCCTGGAATTGGCAACTCTAAAATAGTAGTATCTTTTGATGGAGAATTTGCCGTAAGAGATAATGTTATTTCTTCAACGGCAGCTTTTACTCCTTCTCAGCCCGACCCGGTTGGCGCATCGAATATTATTCGCCTGACATCTAACGATACGGTTCTTTTTAGGGGAGCTGCTACTGGTGACTATATTTATATCGTAAAAGACTCAGTTGTTTCTCCTTCTTGGGGAAATAATATTGAAGGTCTTTATCTCCTTAAGAGGGTAGGAGTCAATGGGGCTGCAACGGCACAGGCGTATAGTTCTGTAGATGTTTCGGTCGAGAATGGCTCTTCGGTGGTTACGGTTAATCAAGTTGGCCATGGCTTTAAAACTGGCGCACAAATTTCTGTGGCAGACATTGGGACTATAGGTGGAGTTAGTGTAGCCGCGTCTTTTGCTACTATCACTGTAATAGATAATGATAATTACACTTATACGATGGCTTCTCCAGCTACCTTCGACTCTACCGGGAATGTAGATACAATTACTTACCATCCAGACGCTTGGATTGAATTTGAAGTGTCTGATCAGCAATTAGTAGACTGGTCTTCTTTATTGCTTGCCCCTCAGTCTATTGCTCAATGGATGGTTTCTTTATTTAAAAGCACCTCTATCCCTCAAGTCGTGGATTTTGGCAGCGTGTCTTCTGTGACAGTAGATGATATTGTCTCTATTGTTAATTCTCAAATCAAGGGAGGCACTGCTTCTAAGCTAGACCCAACTTCTCTAGTAATCCGCTCCAATTCTTTTGCTGGCGGCACTTCGGCTGTTTTGGCCATTATTGGCAATGGAGAATCCGTATTCCAGAAAGCGGTCTCCTCTAGTATTCAGCCTCATGTGGGATTTTCTTCCTCTAACTATGTTCAGGGCGGTTTTCCTGTAGTGACAGGGTTGGTTGTGGGTTCTGAGCCAGAAGAAGGTTTTGCAACTAGGTCGTATTTAATTGTAGATAAAGATCTAACAGAGATTACTGGCACGGGATCTAATCCTACAATTGAAGCGTCTTCATTTTCCGTTAACTATCCAGTAGGGTTTCAAAACACCTGGATTACTGGTAAGCAATATGGTCTAACTGGTCGAGTTTATAATAATTCCTCTACCTTCCCATATGCGGGATTCATGAGAAGTGAAGATGCTATCAAGCCTCTCCAGTCTTCTGGTTCCACTCAAACCTCTCCAAATACTTTGAATCAATATTCAAATATTAGCTTGCGCCTTAACGATATTCCATTGACCGAGTTCGATAAGCTTGTTGTGGAGCTTGATCAAAATCAAGTAGATAAGACCGTTGCTGTTCCTATGTATAAGAAGGCGCAGATTCAAGACATAGATGCCATTACTGGCGACGGACAAGGGCAAGTAGTTAGCTTTAGGCTTAAAGACCCCGAAGACTTAGATCCAAGCAACTCTAATCTCCCTAGACCATTCTTTGATCCTACTTCGGTATATCGTAATTTTAACTTCAATGACTTTAAGCTTCTGGCTAAAAGCATTGGTATATATAAAGACTCTACAGGAGCTAATGTTTCTGCTCGCGGATCATTGACGGCAATCTCTGCCATTCCTGGGGTGTCAATTGAAGATGGAGATACTTTTACTTTAGATGATGGAATTAATCCTCCCACTGTATTTGAGTTCGACGATAATTCTTCTGTAGTTTCTGGCAATATACCAGTTTCTTTCCCTTTGGCGGTTAAGGAAACTGGCTCCCTCACAGCAATTTCCGCTGTTCCTGGTGTGTCCATCGAAGAAGGAAATACTTTTACCTTAAATGACGGCATTAACCTGCCAACCACTTTTGAGTTTGACAGTGATTCTTTTGTTCTTGGCTCTAATGTCCCAGTGTCTTTTGTCGCTGGATTAAAAGCTGTTGGTTCCCTCACGGCTGTTGCTGCTGATCCTTCAACCGGAATAGCAGACGGAGATACTTTTACTTTAGATGATGGAATTAATCCTCCCACTGTATTTGAATTTGATACAGACTCTACAGTAACTCCAGGGAACTACCCCGTAGCGATTTCTTCTGTGGAAACCGCTTCTGTAATTAAGGCGCTTATTATCTCCGCTATTAATTCAGCTCCATCCCTCAATATTTCCGCTGCTTCTGGCTCTGGAGATCTTATCCAGCTATCTAATGATAGCTATGGTTTAGTTGGGAATACTGGCCCAATTGCTGAAAGTTTTGCCAATGTTGGAGTTACTCTTACTCCGATAGATATGGCCGGGGGCTTAGAATGGCCAGACAGTGCCGCAATTAAAGCCGCAATTATCTCTGCGATTAATTCTGCTCCATCTCTTAATATTTCCGCTACTCCTGGAGCGGGCATGGTCATTGACCTTGAAAATTCTGAGTATGGTAATTTTGGAAATACAATTACCGAGACAATTTCTAATTCCAGCACACTGACCCCATCTGGAATGGCAGGTGGAGTTGATACTTCTTCTCCTTCCACCATCAAAGCAGCTATGGTGTCTGCGATTAATTCAGTTGGAGCTACTTTGAATATTTCCGCTGCTTCTGGGGCGGGAATGGCTATTGATCTCGTAAACAATAATCCCGGAACTCTAGGCAATAATTCTATTGCCCAGTCAATATCCAACGGCCAGACTCTTTCCCCTTCTGGAATGGCTGGCGGAACAGATATAGCTTATAGCGACAAGGCCATAGTGCTTCGCTCTGTATCTTACGGAGCAAAATCCAAGCTCCGCATGTCAATTAGATATGGCACCGAACCTTCTGTTTCTCAAGTTAAAGTAAGCCATATTAACTCCTACAGAGACGGTGTTGCTCGGACTACTTTACTTGTAAATCTACCCACGAGTTCAACTCTTTCCGGCTCTACCTTTGATGCTGGATTTTACACAGTCGAATCTATCCAGTCGAATAATTTGACTAAATTAAGGTTTTCTGCTGTCGGTTTAAATCCAAGTAGCCAATATGTTGCTGGAAACATTCTAAACGTATCCGGCTCTGGAGCTTTAGCAGGCTCGTACAAGATCACCTACGCTGCATCCGGCTTAGTAGAGGTATTGGCACCGGGGATTGACTTTGTTACCCCAGTTAACTACGATGCCTCTGAAAACCCGCTTCGTAGTTTTAGCCTGCCAAATACTACTTTAGGCGCAATTGTTACGGCCATTAACGACTATAGCCCAGAGAATCCCGTGGCTACAGCAGAGGCTTTAGGCACTGGACTTAATACCTACTATATTAGCAATCCTACTTATATTTCTTCGGAAAACCTATTTGCTCCGTATTTAGGCTCAAAAATGACGGAAGCCTTTGATTATCACTCCTTTGAGTGTAAGCACTCTGGCTCTGCCGGGATTTTCCAATATGATTCATTCAATCCGGCTCTTAATAATATTAAAGCTCTTGTCCAGACTAGCGATAGTATTTTCCCTAACCTGACGGATGCCGCTGGCACTACTTATTCTCCGATTAATGAAGATGTTGTGATCGTTCCTTCCAATTCCATTACCCTGGAAAGGTGGTTAAACTTTACGGCTGTATCTTCTGCCTCTGTATTGTCTAATATTGAAATTATTGATGGATTGAATAAGGTTCAAATTTCTTCCAAGCAAGATGGGGCTTTAGGCGCAGTTAAAATAACTGGAGTTACAGCTAATTCTGTTGAGTCTTTTGTTCTTGGTAATGCAGTATTGGATGGAGACGCTTCTAAGGCGAAAATATTGTTTTCGGACGCTAAATCTATCCCTGTAGGCAGCCTTATTAAGGTTGAAAATTCAGTAGCTTCAGAGATTCAAAGGGCTTATCGTACTCTTCCGACTGGAAGCAGCGTTACCCCTGCAAACACCGAAGATATTTCTCCGTATTTTAGAAATACAACAGCGATTCGCTACATTAAGACAGGTTTAAATACCGCAAGATTAATTTTCCTGCGAAACGGAATCGGCCCAGGTCAAAGTGAGTTTTTAAATCCAGGGGAATATATTAATTTAACTCCCCTAGGAAATGGACTCGTCCAAGTAACCGCCACCGTAGCTGCTGGAGTATTGTCTGCAAGAACTGGCGACATGATGTATATACGTCCTCAAGTTGGATCTTTCTTTCCTTCCACTTATCAATGTAAAGCACTCGATATGGACGGTATTTCAGACCCAGCGAATCCTGAATATTGGGGATACCCGGTAGTTCACGTTATTGATGCTCAGTCTGTCGTGGTTATAGCTCCAAATATAACCTCTCCTGGTTCATACTTATTAGCCACTGAAACTGACCTCGTGTTTATGCCAGCGATTTGGAATGAAAAGAACATTAGAACCAACCGGGAGGAGGGCATTAATTTTGAAACCCTATCTAATTCCGGCAATGCAAATATTCTAGTTAAGAAGCTTGGCGGCAACATGCTGTCTATTTGGATGCAAAACTCCAGCGCTGAAGCCACCGATGATATGGTTTTGTCTAATATGTCCGTAAGTTCTGACGATTACGTTGTATTAGGTGAAGGCTTTAATATTGCCAATCGTGGAACCTTTAAGCTGCTTGCTCATAACGGAAGAAATCACATTATTGTTCATAATCCTTCCGGTGGCGCAGACGAAATTATTGACACCACTACATATGAGGGCGGTGGAAATGGAACTCGCAAATGGGGAATCGGCCCTATCACGGCTGCTCGCCCTATTCGAGTATTAGATGGCGAATCTGTAAGAATTGGCGACCGTCTCCGTATTTCTGCCCCATTGACAAGCAGCCAATGGTTCCCTTCTTCTATGCTCGGCTCATGGGAAATAACTGGGATCGGTCTTATTGGCCGCGATTTTACATCTGCCACTCTTCCATATAATGGGTCGGACGGGACACTGGATAATTCTTTAATTAGTCCATTTGTAGATATTGCTATCCCTAATTCTCCTAGTGGCATTCTCGACAGTACGAATAATTATGTAGATGCGTTCTTGCTTGCGGGCAATGTAGGCTCTATTGGGTTTATCGAGAAAACTCCATATGAAGGATTCAGAATCGTCGCAGGTTCATCTTCTAACCCGCAAAATCCAGAAGAGTCTGAATTGTTCATGGTTCCTCAGAAATCTACACATAAGATTACTGACATCTTTGGATCAAAAATCACTGCTCAATATAAGGTTGGATATGAGCAGCGGACATTCTCTGGCATCGACGGCTATAAAGTCTATGGTGGTCTGGTTCAAGAGTCTCACAAGATTATTGACGGGTCGCCAGTCGATAGTATTACCTATCCAGGCGTAAGAGCTTCTGGAACCAGAATTGAAATATTACCTCCTCTAATTAAAGCTATCTCTATTTCTTTGGTTGTAAGACCGAAAGACGGTGTAACTCTTAACTCTATTGGAGATGTAATCAGGGCCTCTGTAGCCTCCTATATCAATGGACTTGGAGTAGGAAGAGCAGTAGTGTTGTCTGAAATTATTAAAATTGTCCAATCGCTTCCTGGCGTATTCTCTGTGCAAATTGTAGGGTCTCTACCTCAGGCTCTCGACGACCGGATACCTGTTTCTGATATTGAAAAGGCTTTTGTGTTAGACGCTAACCGCGATATTTCGGTGGGTTAATCAATGGCAAATATTAGACCGTTTATACCTCAGCATTTTGTAACAGGCGAAAAGACTACCTTAGCGGCTATATTGAAGTCGGTAGAGGATAGCTCTTCTCGCCTTGAGCAAATGATAGAGGCTGGCGTTGATCAGAATTTCTTGGCTACGGCCACAGGTAAGTATTTGCTATATCTGGGCGAACAAGAAGGCTTTTCAATGCCGACCAATAGCGGCCTTGATATTAGAGCGCTTCGACTGCTTGTTCCTGCTATGGTCGCTTATCCCAAGCAAGTAAGCATTACTTTAAATAAGTTATTGGAAATCTTTTACACTACAGATAAGCTGAAGCCTTCTGTAACTGCCTCTTTTCAAGAGCCATATTCGATAGAAAGTGGCGATAATTTAATTATCACTACCGATTCTGCTACAGTAGAAATCTCTATCCTTGAAACTCAAGTTGGAGATATTTCTAATGTAAGTGCCCAAGAATTGGCAGGTGTGATTAATTCACAACAAGATGTTTATGTAGCGTCGGTATTTACTGACCTGAAGACCAATTTGAAATATCTTCGCATCGGCCCTAAAACTTTTGGCCCAGGCGCATTTATAAGAGTGTCTGGCGGATCTCTTCAGAATACTCTTAAATTTCCCAAGATAGTTCCTACTAATATTGCAGTAGGCTCCCAGTGGCTAGTGACAAAGCCAGCTCCATACTCCGATTTGACCACTTTTAAGTGGAATGGCCTAGGAACCAATCCCCTTCTCTATAAAGTAGCCCTTAGAGATGTCGTTACTATTAAGGGATTTATAGGTGCGGAAGGAGAGCTTAATGGATCTTTTATTGTTGAAGATGTAGGATATGATTATTTTATTGTTAGGAATAGAAAATTATCTACAGATAATCTTCCAATCTCTTTAGCGGAAGAAGACCAGATTGTATTTACTTCTCAGGATAAGTTGGGTCTTTATGATCAGGAAGAGTATGGCCTTTTAACCGAGACTGGCCCAGTTACTACTACGGTAACAATACCGGCTATTCCCCCGCTGGCAAGAAGGTTTCTATCTGGATCTTCCCATATTCATGGCGCAGAGCTTCCTGTGTTGGACTTTACTAGATCCAGCATAACTGTCGATACCTCCTTTGGTGAGATTGCTCCAGATAAGCAAAATTTAATTGTAATTAGTAATCCTAATCTTAGACCCAATTTTTCAATTAGCAATCAAATCCCCTCTGTAGACTCTGACTTGGGAATCGTCAGATCTTATCTGTTGGATATTTCAAATCCTGATTACGGGGTTTTGCCTTTTACTACTATCGCCCCTACTGGCACCAACACTATATATGGCGAACCCGATGATGATTTTTTAACTTTAAATTTTCCAAATTTCAGTCACGGCCTAAACGCGACTTGGGGTTTTAATATTTCCGCAGCAAATGGAGCTGGCAATATTTCTTTGCTTCAATTGAACCAGGAACACATCGTAGAGTCTGTTCCTTCAAGAAATAAAATAATATTTAAGATATTTAATGGGCCGGTGGCCGTCAGGTTTTCCGGTGTTTCTACTGGCACTTTTGATGTTTATCGCCATAGCACGGTGCAAGTAGATGAAAGTGATTTCTATTTTCAATTTCCCTCTCCGGCAGCAGTGTTAGCAAGTGGGTTAACGGTAGGGGCGGTTGTTAAGCTCGACAATATGACTGGCACCGATATTGAACCGTATTTCCCGGACAGACTGAGGTATGCAAAAATGATTGTCAAGAGCATATCTGGGAATATTGTTAATGTTTTTACTGGTTTCGATGTTGGAGTTGGTGGACTCGTTATTTCTGGTGTAAATGGCAGACGCGCAGCTCACTTTGGCGGTCAAGTCAATTATTATTTGGAAAAAACTTCTCCCCACAATGAAGCTGTTGTGATGCGAGATCTGTCTGCTTGTTTTATGTCTTATACTCCATCAGTTAATGAGAATTATGTAGGAAGCTTTCTCTATGACCCTATTGGCGAGTACACTCCATATACCGTCTCTGGAACTCTCGCCAAGACAACTGAACCCGTACTCAAGGGAGATTCCCCTATATCTCTCGTAGTTAGTAGCGTAGATGGATGGCCAACCAACGGATATTTAATTGTAGATTATGGAACTGATAAGCAAGAGGGGCCGATCTTCTTCCAGTCAATTATTAATAATAATTCAGGCGACTCTCAAATAATTTTAGATCCTGCATATAGATTTAAAAAGAGCCACTTTGAAAATGCTCAAGTCCAATATATACATAAGCTTGCCCCTTTTGCTCCAGGTGGTGACGGTAAGGATTTCCCTATTTATATTACTGGCACTGCGAATGCCCGCAACACGTTGAAAGAACTACTAAAACTTATAGTTGCGGTTGGTGTTTTCTTGGAATTTAATGTACTTTTCCCAAGCCTTAAATATAGAGACCCGGCTATAGATCCTTACGAGTAATGCTTGTAAAGTTATTGGCATTGGTGTAAAATCGTAATGGGCAATTCGATTTATTGAGGATCTAATGTCAGTATTATCAAGAGCAAACCTTGTAGCACAGCAGCGACTCGACCTTCAGCATTTACTGTCTATGGATTCGTTTACTGCTTATGATTTTAGGGCGTTAATCGGATTTATTACTGGATATGACAAGGCTTATATTGTAAGGGGCTTTGAAGTCGTAGGGAAGTCGGCCCTCTCATTGACCGTATCAGTAGCCGATTCAATGGTATTGAATCCTGGTGATAGTAGCGGATCTTTTTATGTTGGACTGCCATCCGACCTTGACCAAATAGTTGAGCTGCCAGCCGAACAATCCAATATTTTTATCGAAGCTAGGTTTATTAACGAGACGGCTGCCCCGGTCAATACGGCTTTCTGGAACCCCCTAGCTCTCTCTGGGGACGATGTAGCCGGTAATGAGTTTGGTGCGTCTACTAATTCTCAAAATATTCTTAAGCTTCAAGTCACAGTTAATACGGTCGGGTTTACACCGGGCTATATTAAGCTATACACTGCCAAGACCGACTCTTCTTCTATTCTTGAAATTACCGATGCAAGGGAACTGGTATACCGTCTAGGGACGGGCGGTATTGCTCCAGATCCATCACATAAGTTCCCCTTCTCTAATGGCCGAATGGAGCCAGTAGTAACCGGACAGGGAACTGGCAACGCAGTTACTTCTTCTTTCCGGTCAAGAGATGCTTCCGGTATTATTAACGATAAGGGCATTCGTTCGCAGAAAGAATGGATGGATGCAGTAATGACCCGTATTACGGAGATTACTGGCTCTACTATTTGGTATGCAAATGGTCTTTCTCAAAATTATATTAAAAATTTAAATACTAATACCATCTTCCTTGATAGTGAAGGCGGCCATAGCATCCAGCCTGCCTGGACTTCCTCTATTGCCTGGAGCAAAGCTTCTGACAATAAGCTAAGAAGCGAAGGAACAGAGCCGGTAGCTTGGCAGTTGAACTATTCTGGTATTAAGTGGAAACTTGGCGGATCATTCACCAACAATTCTCCTGGCGGATTGCGTACTTACTCTGACGCTAAATTTGAATCTGCTGTTGTTCCAGACGGATCTAACGTATATCTTCTTCTTGAGAGAGATGTTCAAAAAGGTTCGGGCAACGCAGTTAGTTGGGCAGATAACTCGGTTGACATGTCAAATCTCTTGCAGACTCGTGCAGTTTCCGGTGTTGCTGGTGACTTTATTGGCATCGCAGTCGGTGACTATATCCGTAAATTCTCAGAAGGCTATAGCCGTTACTATAAAGTAGTTAAACTCTCTACGGGAACTTCCGTTATCACGGCAGATGCTTCCATTGCGGATAGCTCAATTGTGGGCTTGGAAGTCGAAGCCGACATTGCCTCTGGAGTTGGTCAAGAATCTCTTAGGTTTTGGCGCTCCAACTATAGCAATGCCGATATTATTGTAGATCCAGTCGGTCTTCATCCTTATCAAGATATTGTTTATTATTGGCTTGGTCGTAGAACGGCAGATCTTTTTTATTTGCGTAATTATGGTGTTCTTCAGGCAGGAGAAGAGTCTCGCGTCGGTGAAGATTCCTTTAGTAGCGGAACTAACAATACATTAATTCTTGAACAAGCTTTTGGCGCAGTTTCGACAGCCTCAGGCGAATACAAATTAAAAGACGATGCTACGACTACTCTTATAACTATTCGTCGTCGCAAGAGAGATAATTTAACCGAAACTCCTTCAGCCGGTGATAACTCTGGGGCAAGCCTAACCTATACTATAGACGCTCCTGTAACTGGATTTGCTGCCGATGGTTACGGTCTTTGGGTTAAATTGAGTGACTCTACTGGCGGAGCTTTGACTAATGGTTCCGTAAGTGAAAATTCGCCTGTAGATGAAGAGAATAATGAATCTCTTAATACTAATGTCTGGGAAGTTAGATCTCCAGCAGACAACCCGTTGCGTAATTTTGACAATAGGGACGTATATTTAGTTGCTCGCAGAGCTACTATTGCCGGTCAAGTTTGTTTAGTATTTATCGACGGAACCGTACTTAATGAGTATGGTCAAACTATCAATAATCACTTAGATGTCCAGGGCGATGCTACTTTTGCTATGGATGTTTTCTTGGAAACTAAGAGTCCTCTGTCGGTATTGTTTACTGATGTTGGCGGCAGGATTGATGAAGATAATGCCAACTTCTTCTATGACAAAATGATCCCAGAGCTTGGACTAATTAACAACCGAATTGGCACTAATTATTGGACTCTCGCTACCCCTACAGATCAAGACTGGCTCCCAAATCTCGGCAACAATACACTTTTTATTGGTAGCGCCCAATCTACCATTAGAATCAGGGGCAACGTCCAAATCGACGGAGACACCCTCTCTGTATCTACTAAAACCCTTCAAGCAGAAGATCCAACTATTACTATAGGTATTGGAAATCTTCTTAATGGTGGCGGTGGAAGCGGAATTGAAGTTGCAGATAATACCCAATCTTTAGCTCAATATTCAGCAATTACAAGCCAAATCTATATTGACTTGGAATATGCTTCTACTCACGGATATTCTTTAGGCGACGAAGTAGGCGTAAGGGTATCGGACGATGCAGGTGAGATCACCTCTGGAATGATCAGTGGTAATTACAAGATCGTGGCATCTGGTTTGGTAGCCGGTGATGCGGAAATTATCGACCCAAATACCTTGAGAATTTGGACTACCGAAACCGCTACGTCTAATGAGACTAAGGTTATAGGCGGAACCACCTATGGCTCTACATGGTTGTCCCCTTCTTGGATTAGAATGTCGGATTCAAGTGGCGATCTTTCTGGCATGGACTCTTGGGCATTTAGAGTAAAAAATGTAAACCAAACCGTCACGCTAACCCCTGTAGCTGGCTATGGCATTGTAGCTACTTCCAACTCTGTTAATATGGAAGCCACCAGAATCCCATTCGTTAATGACGACAATGCTGGCCCGTCTGGAGTTGACTCTACTCTTGACTATTCCGCCAATTTAACTTGGGACAATGCTAATACTCACCTGAAGGTCGATGGAACCGAAGAGGTAGTAGTAAGTATTACTACTCCTCTTCTCAAGGGATATTTGGATCAAAACCTTGAGATTAGAGCAGAGGGGATTGGCGAGATAAATCTCACTGTAGATGGGGATATTGTTTTAACTGCCAGAGACAATCGGGCTGTTAATTTACCTTCAATAGCGGAACCATCTTCTTCTATTGCAGGGGACTTATATTTCGATAATGACTCTCGTAGGCTAAAATTCCATGATGGATATGACTATCGCCCTACAGATAATTCCGATTTTACAAGTGAAGCCACTGGATTCCCAGATCTTTCTCTTTCTACTTTTAGCTTCAATGATGGAACTAGAACTTTTACTTTAAGTCCCGTTGGCCCCCATTTTGACTGGCTTATTGCTGGAGTTCGCTATCGCTCTACCTCTCCTTTAGCTGCTATTATTCCCAATACTACAGGAACTTACTTCTTCTATTTAGATAGTTCTGGCGCTCTTACTTATACTAACGTCTTTAGTCCTTCAATATTAACTCAATACGCATATGTTGCGAATGTATATTGGAATGCAGCCACCTCCAAGGCAGAGCTTCTGGGTGAGGAGCGCCATGGCGTAACCATGGATGCAAACACTCATTCGTATTTACATACTACTTTTGGAACTCGCTATGTAAGCGGATTTGCCATTACTCCGTTAGCTGCTATGGGCGGCTCAGGAGCTACAGATGCAGAGGTTCAAGTAGATATTGGAAATGGTAGCATTCGTGATGAAGACTTGCTCCATACTATTACTAATGCGGCAGTGCCGGATGATTTCTTTGAGCAAACCCTCTCTCCGGTGGCGCAAGTTCCCGTGGCCTATAGGGTTGGTAGCAATGGAGATTGGCAAAAAGACCTGCCGGTTAATGCTCCGGCAAAGCTAGGAGCATCAAGACTTCAGTATAACACTTATTTAACTTCTGCTGGCCCCATTCCATGGTCGTCTTCCAACGTGGATACACGCTCCGCGATTGTCCATGGGGGAATTATGTATGTTGGCAGTCAGAATACTGGCGGGGCGGCAGAAGTTTGGGCGCTCAACGGATCTTCCTGGATTAATACTAATATTCCGTGGTCTTCATCTAATAATTTCGCAACATCTATGGCTTCATTTGGAGGCAAACTATATGTTGGAAGCGTAAATGGAAGCGGTGGCCAAGTTTGGTCATACGATGGAGTCACTTGGGCTAACGCAAACATTCCATGGTCTTCTGGTAATCAGTATACTATGTCGATGGCTGTTTTTGGTGGCAAACTATATGTAGGTAGCTACAATGGAAGCGGTGGCCAAGTTTGGTCATACGATGGAGTCACTTGGGCTAATACTAATGCTTCGTGGTCTAGCTCCAATCTGATGTCTTCTTGTATGGCCTCTTTTGGCGGGAAATTGTATGCAGCTACCTATAACGGAAGCGGCAGCCAAGTTTGGTCATACGATGGAGTCACTTGGACCAATGCCTCAGTTTCATGGTCTGCTGGCAATCAACAGGCACTATCTATGGAGATTTATAGTGCTAAATTATATATCAGTAGCTACAATGGAAGCGGTGGCCAAGTTTGGTCATACGATGGAGTCACTTGGGCTAATACCTCACTCCCATATATTGGAACGTATGCGTTTTCTCTAGCTTCTTTTGGCTCAAATCTCTATCTAGGCTCTGGAGACTCCTCTGGTCAAGTTTGGTCGTATAATGGTTCTGCCTGGACTAATACAAGCATTTCATGGCCAGTTTCAAATAATTCCGCCACTAAATTAGTTTCATATGGTGGCAAACTTTACGCATGTAGCCACAATAACGGTGGCGGCAAGATATGGTCTTCCGATGGAGCTACTTGGACAGATCCTTCATTGCCATCCTCTGCTTGGGCAGCGGTCGATGCCACCGCAGATGACAAATTTGTAGCCTATTGGATATACGCTACTAATGACGTTAGAACCCCAATAGTATCTATTATGGGACAAGGACAATACGACTCTCTGACAGAAGCTCAAGGGGATGCTTTGCCGGAAAGTAATCAGTTTGGAAACTTTCCATATCAAGAATTTAAACTTCTCTATAGGTTAATTTATAAAACCAATAGCGCTTACGCCAATAATTTCAATGCAGCTTTACATGATATTACAGACTATAGGCGCGGGGTTGATACTCAACTATCTAGTTCATATCAACCAAACGATCACGGAAACCTATCTGGACTCTCCGATGACGACCACTTGCAATATTTATTGTTGGCAGGTAGAACATCTGGCCAAACAGCCTATGGCGCTGTTAATGCTGGCGGAACATTAACCTTAAAGTCCACTTCTAATGCCACCAAAGGCCAAATTATTTTAGGCTCTCAAGTAGTGGTCGATGAGTCTACAGACAGGCTAGGGCTTGGAGTCGCTTCTCCAACAAATAGACTCCATTTGGCGACTGGCACAACAGCGACAGATGGAATATTGTTTGGAACTGGTCTTTCTAATCTTTATAGGTCGGCATCTGACACGCTAAAAACCGACGGTAGTTTTATTATTGGCGGAACTTTCTCTATCGGAGGCGCTTTAGCTGTTAGTGTGGGTTCAGTCAAGACAGCAAACTATGCCGCCACCGTTTCTGATTGTGTAATTCCAGTCAATACCACCAGCTCAATATCTGACTTGACAGTTACGCTGCCATTGATTAGTGGTGCTAACGTAGGACAGATGATAATTATTAAGGACGTTGGTGGCGCAGCCAACTTGCTCAATAAGGCAATTATTATCGCTCCTAGTGGTGCGAATACGATTGACGGCAGCTTGACTCCTATAGCAATGACAATTTCTAATTTCAGTTTAACTTTTATCGCATCGTCCTCTGGATGGATGATTATCTAAGGAGAGTTTATGAGTTATATGGGAATCCCTAGAGGCAGGAATAAGGCCGCTCCCACGGTCAGGGTAGTAATTATTAACGCTAACCCAACCAACAATGCTTCGCTATATCTTAATAGCGCAACACCTACCACGGTTACTTTTGCTTCTTCAAGTTGGTTGGAGCTTATAAACTCTACTCCACAAGTGATTAATTTTATTGAATTGTTCGACTCTACGGGTAACACTGCGAGATTTGGTATCGGCAGCGGTGGTGCTGAAGCGGATCTTTTCCTTGATCTTCCGGGCGGTAACGGCCATATTCCAGTTCAAATAGCTGCTGGATCTAGGCTTTCTCTAAGACCATTGGTAGCGCCATCTGTTGGCGCGGAAATTTCAATAAACTTTTGGGACTAATGTTACAATATTAATAGTTCTTTACTGGCTTTTTTGCCACTCGCTTTGCGATTAAGGGATAATAAATGGGAAATGCAGCAATATTCGCAGGTCAATTTGTAAAATTACTTAAGGGTAATTTAAACTTACAAGACAATTCTTATTTATTAACCGGAACTACAGATCCAACCTCGACGGCAATAGACGCACCCTCTGGGTCGCTTTATTTAAGAAGTAGAGTAGAGTCTTCAACTCCAGTATCTTCTGTGTATGGATATTTGGGAAGCGTTCTTACTAATAATGTAGTTATCCAATCGGCATATGGGCCGTCTGGACATTTATATGTAGTAGGAGCGTTTACAACGATTGGAGGCACTCCGGCCAATAGAGTCGCTAAGTGGAACGGCTCAACTTGGTCGGCTTTAGGGTCTGGCCTTGCCAATAGCGGCAGGTCTGTAATAGTAGATAGCAATGAAAACGTATATGTTGGAGATAGTGCAGGAGGAGTCTATAAGTGGAACGGCTCTGCCTGGACTCAACTTGGAGTTAATACGACAAGCCCTTCTGCTAGTATTAACTGTATGGCGATCCATCCTCTTAGCGGTGAGTTATATATCGGTGGTTCTTTTGGACAGGTAAATAACTCTGGATCATCTAATTACATTGCTAAGTGGGACGGTTCAACTTGGGTTTCAATAGGAGCTTCCTCTTTCTTTGGTAATGTTGCCTATTCTATGTCTTTTAATCCGATTACTGGCGATCTTTATGTCTGTGGAATGATCAGTCAAATCGGTGGCGTTTCAATAAACTATCTAGCTAAGTGGAATGGTTCAACTTGGTCAGCGGTAGGGACAGGTGCCCCCAATAATGAGCCTCGCTCTTTGGATCACGACAGTGCTGGTAATCTTTATGTTGGCGGGCTTTTTACCGTTATCGGTGGAATTTCTGTAGATCGTGCAGCAAAATGGGATGGGTCTGTTTGGACAAACTTAACAGGGTTTGCGGCAGCGTCTTCGTCGCTTCCTGTTTACGGTTTAAATGTAGATCAAGACGGTTTAGTTTGGCTATTAGTGTCTGATACTTCTAATACTAAGTTAATAAAATATTCCACTTCTGCTTCTATAGAAATAGCCGCTGGAGTTATCAATACTTTCGGCAATAATCTTAATAGGCCGGTGATTTCTAATAAGCTTGCGGGAGGTAGAACTGTTCTCGCTATTACTTCGGATAATTACATAGAGGTCAATGGGACGACTATACCAAGAACCTTTGAATATTCTCCTGCTTATTCATTAGATACCTCTACTCCATCTGGACTGTATCGCAAAACTGACAATGGATTAACTAAGGGATGGAGACAGGTTAGATCTGCCGAGGCCCTTTCTGTGGTGAAATCCTCCGGCTTAACAGCTACTTTAGCCGGTGGTTCAATGTATCTCTCCGATGGCAGGATATTATCTACTCATAATGGATCAGGTACTACAGCCGCTTCTTTTGAAATAGATATTAACTATACGGTAGCTGCCGGATCACCGAGCGATGTTTATTTATATCTTGATCTCAATACCTTAAGCTCAACTATAGCCATCACGGATAGCGCGGCTGTTGTATATCCAATTACTTCTGCAAATATTGTCACTCTCACAACTACTCCAGAAAATACCGACAGGACTAGATATATACACTTGGCCTCTGTGGATAGGACTGGCGGAAATCTTGTTATCACAAATTCCCCGCAGTATGTCAAAAATATCCCAGCCGTTGAAGTTATTTCCAATAAAGCTAAAGTTAATCGCTCAAATATTAACATTAACGATGTTTCAAATATTATAGCCGGAACATCAGATCCTAGGCTTGTAGCTACGGATGCTACTTCTTCTTCGCTTTATTTGAAGCCTGGATCAAGTGTCCCAGAGGCTTGGGGGGCGATGGCAACTACCCCTCTCAACGGACTTATTCAGCAGGCAGCAATTGATTCTCTCGGCAATCTCTATGTCGTAGGATTTTTTACTGCTGTTGATGGTGTCTCTGCCAACAGAATAGCCAAATGGAACGGATCAGCTTGGTCTGCTCTTGGAACTGGTTTAGATAGTGGCGCAAACTCATTGGCAATAGACTCATCTAACAATATATATGTTGTCGGATCGTTTACAACTGCCGGAGGCGTTTCCGTCAATAAAATAGCTAAATGGAACGGATCATCTTGGTCTGCTGTAGGATCTGGAGTCGGTGCTAACAGTGATCCTCAAGATGTAAAAATAGATAGCGCTGGCAACGTATATATCGCTGGATATTTCACTTCTGTAGATGGCGTTTCCGCCAATAAAATAGCCAAATGGAACGGCTCAACTTGGTCTGCTCTTGGGACGGGTTTAGACGGAAATGGGCTTGAGCTTGCTATTGATTCATCTAATAATGTATATGTAGCTGGACAGTTTTCAACGGCAGGTGGCGTTTCTATTACAGGTCTTGCCAAATGGAACGGCTCAACTTTCTCCGCTTTGGGTTCTGGCCTGAATGGTCATGCTTGGCATCTGAAAATCACCTCTTCTGGAGATCTTTATGCGAGCGGCCCATTTACAACTGCCGGAGGCGTTTCTGCCAACAGAATAGTTAAATGGAACGGTTCGGCCTGGTCTGCTCTTGGAACAGGCTTAGACCCTGCTGGAATAGCCTACGACTTTGAACTGGATTATGATAATAATCTTATCATTGGAGGTAACTTCTCAACTGCCGGAGGTGTTTCTGCCAACAGAATAGCCAAATGGAACGGCTCAACCTGGTCGGCACTGGGAACAGGTCCAAATAATTCAATCGCTAAGGTATTAAAATACCAAGGAAATATTCTTTTTGGCGGATATTTCACTACAATAAATGGTTCTTCTTATCCGTATTTAGCTAAATACACCCCTCCGTCATCTATTCCAAACGGAATCTATAAGAAAGAAGACAGTGGCAGTACAACTAACTGGACTTTAATTTCTAAGCCACAGTCAAATTCAAAAGTAGTGACTCAGGCTTCTCACGGGTTTTCTCTTGGTAATATCTTGTATTACACCGGATCTGCTTACGCCAAGGCTATAGCTACATCCGAAAACACTTCTGAAGTTGTAGGTATTGTTAGTGAAGTGTTAGATACTAACAGGTTTGAAATAACTTTCTCCGGTGAAGTTAGTGGCCTTTCTTCTCTTACAGCAGGCTCGGCCTATTTCTTAAGTGCAGACACGGCTGGATCTTTAACGGCAACTTCGCCTTCAACTATTACTAATATTAGTGTTCCAGTTGGCGTTGCCACTTCGTCTACCACCTTAGCTGTAGATATTAAGCGCGGAATTATTGTTGGAGGCACTAACGCCACCACCTCTCTTCCTCTTACGAACAACAACACAGTATTGGTTCAAGATGTTTCAGGCATGCAAGCTGGCACTATGTCTGGTTGGATTTCTATAGACGGAACCACTGACTATAGATTCCACTTTAGCGCTCCTTTTGCTAGAAATGGCGCAAACACCGACTGGAACATTTCTCCTCAGTTTATGGGCGATGTTCCTCCCGTTGGATTTGCCATGTCTATTACTTCGGCAGGGCTTATTAATGTTACTTTGCCTTCTATTGCTGGGTTTGTTGGGGCTAATATCAATTACTCTATCAATTCTCCAGCTATCGGAGCTGTGTTTCCTCTTAATATTAGTGCTACCTTAGTAAATCTGCCTTATACCACGGTAAGCACGGCTACCACCCTCTCTACAGACAATTATTATGTATCTGCGATTGGTGGCACAGCATTCAATATTACTCTGCCTTCGGCCACTGGTATTGCCGGAAGAGTATATATTATTAAGAGCAATATGAACCTTGGGGTTTTAGTAAATATTGATACTACTTCCTCGCAAACTATCGACGGAGCATTAGTAAAGTCTCTGTCTAAATACGAGTCCGTTCAACTTATTAGTAACGGCTCAAACTGGGAGATCTTCTAATGGCTTATTCTGCATTTGTCCCTCCAGGAACTATTATGCCTTTTGGAGGTGGAACCATTCCAGAAGGTTGGCTTCTTTGCGATGGAAATCCAGTAAGCCGAACTTCTTATGCGGCTCTTTTTGCGGCAATCTCTACGGCATGGGGCAGTGGAGACGGCTCCACTTCATTTCATTTGCCTGACCTTAGAGGAAGGTTCTTGAGAGGAAGAGATGGTACTGCTGGAAGAGACCCAGATAAAGCAGGTAGAACTGCGGCTAATAGCGGAGGGAACACTGGAGATAATGTTGGCAGCGTTCAGATTAATGCGACGGCTAAGAATGGTTTAACTGCGAGCGCATCAACCAGCTCAATATCAGGTGGAATATCTAACAGTGGAACACTGTCTCATAATCACGGAGTATTCTACACTACTCTCTCTGGCGCACAAACACAACCTAATGCCGGTATTGGTAATACCGGCTGGTGTGCAGTTAATGCTTCGCTTGGGAGTACAGTAACAGACCTTAGTGGTAGCCTAGCACATGCCCATGGCCATAGCCTATCGGCAGACGCTCAAACTATTGCAATAGGGGCTGGAAACAATGAAACCCGCCCAATTAATGCCAACGTAAACTATATTATTAAGACTTAAGGAATTATGATGAAAATTATTATAAGAAAAGGTGAATATTTGTGGACTTCCAACGGAAGTCACGATATTGATAGTAAAGGGTTTGTTAAAGTAGCTACCGAAGACGTTGAAATTGAAATGGAAGATTCGCTTGCGGAAAATGCTCTAGCGGTCATAGAAGCAGAACGATCAGCTAGAGGAGCAGACCCAGAAACAGGCGCTTCAGAATAAGGATTATTTATGGCAAGTTCAGCATTTACTCCATCGACATTTTCGGCTCCAATGCCACCCGGCACAATAGTCCCGTTTAGCGGAGGCTCTGTTCCCGAAGGATGGCTATTGTGCGATGGCGCTCCAGTTAGCAGGTCTGTATATTCAAGGCTATATCAAGTGCTATTAACTACTTATGGAAGTGGAGACGGAAGCACTTCTTTTAACGTGCCCGATATGCGCGGAGTATATGCCCGTGGAGCTGGAACAAATGGCACAGCCAATTATGGTGGTGTAACCGGGCATACTCCTGCCGGAGGGTCTTTAGCTACTAAAGTGGGGCAAAAAACAGCTAAGAACGGTTTAAGCGCCAGCGCCTCTGGGTCCAACGGAAGCTCAGGTGTATCGGTTTCCGGCAATAAAAGCCAAATGGACGGCAGTACCGGCAATATGTCTGCCAACAGTTCTCACAGTCATGGGTTTACTGACTCTACATCCAATCCCGTGATGATTAACGGTGGAGGTTTCCTTACCGGAGGTTTATATGCCGGAGGCGGCAGTCAGTTTCGTTATGCTGGTGGAATAAGTTCAACCGACACAAACCATTTTCATTCCTGGTCTTTTGGCGCAGCAACCTTTAATGCTTCTGGCTCGGCAGGTGCCCAGTCTTGGTCGGGTACAACCACTATAGCTGGCGACACCGAAACGACTCCTGCGGCATTGTCTCTTAACTATATAATTAAAACTTAAAAGAGAATATTATGGCAAATAAACCAATACTACAAACATCGGCAGACTTATCAGCAAGCCAAACGGCTGGAGCGGCAACTCTTGTTATGCCTACTGGCGTTGTACTTCCTTTTGCTGGCTCAGCAGCTCCTAGTGGTTGGCTGGCCTGTGACGGCTCGGCAGTTTCGCGTACTACTTATGCTTCTTTGTTTGCAGCTTTAGGTGGTGTGGCATCTCCCTATGGTTTAGGTGATGGTTCTACTACGTTTAACTTGCCAGACTTTAGGGGTCGTTTCCCTAGGTTTAATGACTCTATGTTCGGTGGCGCTGCTGCCGGTAGGGATACAGGGCGAGTAGCTGGTTCAGCGCAGGGTCAGGCTACGGCTAAGAATGGGTTAAGCGCAAACGCCTCTGGATCTAACTTAAACTCAAGCATATCTGGTTCAGCAAACTCTGGCGTAAACCTTAGCCACACTCACTCCCTGGATGACCCTGGGTTTGCTGGCGTTGGAGTTTCAAACCGCGAACCGGCTGCTGGCGGTACGGGATTTTACGGTCGATTTTCGGGTAACGGAGTGAATCCAAGGGCGGCTCCGTCGGGAACACTAGATCATGGACATAGCTTGAGTGGCTCAGCGGATGCTCAGTCTTGGTCTGGTTCAACGTCATTGTCCGGTGATGCCGAAACCCGCCCAATTAACTTAGCGGTGAGTGCAATTATTAAAATATGAAAGAAGAGAAAGGGAAGATATTAATCTTTAAAAAACCTACAGAAAAAATTGAAATTCCACTTATGTTGAATCTTCCTCCAATATTTTTTAAAAATTTTAAAAAGCCAGAAGAGAGAGAAGATTAATTTAAGTCTTCTTTTGGAAAACGGAGATTAATATGCTTCCCGTTCTTGGCTCTTTCTGTAGCGATAATTTTAACGGCATTCAAATATGCCTCTTTTGTCTTCATCGTCACTACACAGTCTTCTTGGCACATAACAGCAAATCCATCTTTATCAAATACATGGGTGCCCTCTTCCGACCATAAATATTCACCTTTATTGAGATATACTTTCATTTTTTTCTCCAATTTGACTTAATATATTTATCTAATAGCTCTTGTTTTGCGTTGTAATTATTATGACACCACTCATAGGCATCTTTTTTGTATTTATATATAGGGCTTTGATAGGTTGCATATTGCTCTACCTCTCTTTTAAAGAAGGCTTGATAGCCACCTGCAACAATTAAGATATGAAACTCATCTGATGGCAGATAATATTTAGGCCGCGACTTATCTAATTGTTTTTCTTTCTTAGCTGCCTTTAAGTAAAAAGACGAATCTTTTATTGGCTTATTGAATAATTCCTTATATGCAGATACAAAAGAGGCAGCCAACATAAGGTCGCTGTCAGTTAATGATCTCTGGCCATATCTTAATTTCCATTCTAATTCGCTTGGATCTTCTGGGTTTGGCCATACCGTATCGTTAATCTGGACGCTTGTATCAAGCGGTTTTCTATTGCTCATCGGATCAATTCTCCTGATTTATATTCCTTAAGAAAGGAAAGCTCTTCATAGGTTAGAGTTCTAAATTGAGATGCTCTACTTAGATGGTCTGCTTTTCTCCAGCTCGGCAAAGCATTTAGCTTAATCTTTAGCTTATCTATAGCTTTCTTATTTTTGTATTCTTTGATGGACAGTACGTTGCACATAGATTATTTGTCTTTTTTATCAGGACAAAGGGTTAATCCCCATTCTTTCTTGCATAACTTCTTGAGCGGCAAGCTCTAGTGGGATATTTTCTAGCTCATGACGAATGAGGGCTTCTAATATATGGTCTGGAGACATTTCAAGACCACGGAAAACCTCTTTTTGCATATCCGTAAGTTGGATACCAGACACATTCTCGATTAAGTCGAAGGCTTCGTTGTCAGATGGGGGGACTACTTTAATCAGTTTGCTAAAGCGCCCAGGACGATTGGTGAGTTGAGGCCCAAGCTCTTTAATAAAGTTAGTCGTACAAATAATAAGGGTTGGAACTCTAAATAAGCCCGCCACCCCGTCTAAGAAATTTAAGCAGGAAGAGTTAAATAAGTTTGTATTGTTTGCGTAGTCTTTGCGTCCAAAATCCTCAATTATTAAAATAATTCTTTCTACTTCTTCGGCATATGGCTTTAAGAAGATTTCGGTTAATTTTGCAAAATCAACGTCTCCGTCTACTTGCAATACTGCGGTTCCCTTGGTCTTTAGGGTTTCCCGGCAAAAATGTCTAATAAGGGCAGACTTCCCCATTCCAGGTTCGCTATAAAGCAAGTAGGCTCTTTTATTTTTCTTGTATTTACTATTAATTTTTTCTGATTTTTGAAAGAAATTATTAAAAAGAGACTTCATGGCTTTTGAAGTGTCTGTTTCGTAAAACTTCTCTTCCACAACTGGTAAATTAGAAAGACCATTCTCTTTCCTGAAAAGCCACTGACCCGGCCTGATCTGAAACTTATTAATAAACTCTTGCTCTTCTACTTGTCGAGCCTTTTCTTGTTCTTTTAATATTTCTTTTAATGAGTCTTCGATCTCTGGAGTAGGAGCTTCTTCGAGACTATCAACATTGAAATCGTATGTGACAATCTTACCATCAATGAACTGGAATTGACCGGACAGTAACGGAAGGGAAGCTCCTTCTTCTAGGTCTATGATTTTATTGATTTTTAATGTAGTATATTTCATGTTTTCTCCTATTGACAAAGCCTCAATATCATAATATTATTGTCTTCGGGTGAAGTCAATAGGAGATTGAGATGATTAGTAAGCAAACCATAGATAAGGTCTTAAATTATTTACAAGACCGGCCAGTGCTTGTAAAAATATTGGCAAATACGGTTACTTTGGCCGCCTCCTTAGCAGCTCCCTTCAATCTCCTTGCGTCTCTCTTTAAAAAGAAACATAAAGATCTTGAAGGATATGTTTTAACAAAAGGCGCTAGAGCATTAAAAGAAAAATTAAATAAATATGTCGCTAATTATTCAAAATATACAGACCAGTCCGGCTTCATAATGACCGCAGAATGCGATTCTGTATTGTTTAGTGGCCTAATGTCTGCTGTGGGCCTGGAAGTTGACATGCTACAGGCAAGGGACAAGGAAGGGCGATGGTATAGGCGACCTCTATATTGTGAGCCTTGTTATCCTTGTCATTCAAAAAGCACAATATCCAGGGATATGTTTATAGGTATTTTGTGGCACCTTTGGCATAGGAAAGACCTAAAAACGGCCCAAGAATTGTTTGCTTACGGCAAAAAGAATCATTGGATTATGGGAGAGGGAGATCCTTCTCGAACCTATATGACCCCAGGGCTTCAAGCTACACTTGCCGAAATTGTTTATCGGCTCGGAGGGGAAAATCATCTTATCAAAAGAAATCTCCCTCAATCGTGGCCCGATAATTTAACTGATTATCAAGCTCATCTGCACATCTTGCATCTTTTGCTTAGAGGGGATGTCATGGGACATATTGACTCTACTATGAAAAAAAGTACGGAAAAATATAAATACGAAAACCCTAACAACCCACTGATGGTATTTGCCTACGAAAAATACCATAGCGATATTTTATTTGTAGGTGATTTGCTTTTAGAGGATATTCTATGGCCAGATAGCGGGATTTGCACTAATAGGGACAGGAAAGAAGAATGGGTTTTGCAAAGAAGTCAATTTTTTAATCCAAATACCGAAAATCCAGACTGGCTCCCCGATCTCTCTGGTGAAGAAAAGCCCCATAGCGGAGCAGATTTTATTTTTATTACTAAGTATATTTTTGGAAATATCTTGCACTTAGTTGAAAAAGATATTACATTTGAAGAGGGAGATGAAAAGGAGAGTCCGTGGGATCTTTAAAAACCAAGTTAAGCTTTATTTTGGCATTCACTGCTGTTCTAGGTAGCCTTATATTGTGCTATCTCAAGGGAATTGATATTTCATTTCTCTTGCCCTCTCTCGTAGGTACTTACATCGCTGGACGCACTGTTGAAAAAGCCTCAGCACACTGGGCAACTATGAAAGATCCCGATGGAGATATTGAGAAAGTTATTCAAGCCTTAGAAGGCAAAGACGTTAAAGGGGAAGACAAGTGAAAACATCTAATGTATCAGAAAAATTTCAGTTTCCAGCTTCTATGCTTCTTGGCGGAGAGTTTAGTGTCAAGTCAGAAATTAAAGCGGCTCTATTGGAGTCAGATCCTAGTATTGCTCCAGAATTACTAGAAGTAGATGCTAAGGATTTACTAGAGACTTATGTCAAGGTTAGCAAACTATTGGCCGAAGCTGACCTTGCCAGCGACGAGAAAGAGTCCAATCGCAAGCACCTCCATGGTCTTTTAACTAAAAAGACTCAGAAGCTTTTGACTTCTTTGGGGGTAGTATTGCCAGTTGACCGGGTTGAAGTTGAAGTGAACCTAGGGACGTTAGTCTTTGATCTCTATACGGCAA